CTGGCTTAGATACGTTTACCGTCATCTGTAATCTCCTTACTCGTCAGCCACTAGGCCATTTGATGCACTGATTGCTGCACCGACAGCGGTTGTTGTATTGTCTACTCGTCGTAGCCCTTGGAACACTGAACGTCCATCTGATGTACCCACATGAAGTAGGTTTGTGCTATCGTCATAGGCCAAAGCTGTTACCGCATCACTGTCGCCGTATAGCGTGGCTTGAGCATTCTCTTGGAATAGGAACTTCTCGTCCTCGTAGATTTTCTTGATCTGCTCTGAAGATGGGGCTGTGCTTGAGATGCGGAGAAGGGCTATCTCTACTTGTGTTTGCGACCCATAGCCAGTATTACCCGCTGCTCGTCTAGGGTCTATCAAAACACAAAGTCGGCTATCCGTATTGCTTAGTGATCCAGACGCATTTGATACCGCAACACTTTCGTTCAACTCACCGTTTTTATATCCATAGAATGTGTCGCCCCTACGAACTAACGCATAACAATACCAAGTATTGTCGTTACCATCAGCGTTTAATTCTATTTGGTCATTAGATGCGTAAGCGTCATCTGTAATGTACGCCTTTACTAAGCCTACGTTATTAACATCAATGTTAATGTTTGATCCGACCCACGTTGTCCCTGTCGCATTTGTATCACCGAGAGAGACAAACTTTCCGTTTACTGTGGTTGAGGTGTCCTGCTTGCCCCAGAACATAAAACAGAAATCGCCAGTGCCAAACTCTAAATCTGTGTTATGAGGTTGAACAAGCCCATAGCCATACTCACTGACTCGATACGCTACCAGATCAGCACCAGTAGCCACAGGGTTCTTGGTCACAGTGCCAAACACCTGTAAGCCATTGCCGTTCACGCTGCGATCTTCTTCGGCTAGGCGTACTGAGATGTTGTCGAAGGCAACAGTACCTGCTTGGTATTTCTTAAATGTTACCGTACCACTGGTACTGGTTGCCTCAACTTCATATCTAAAAGTTGTGCCTGTAGCGGTTGTAATTCCTTGGACGTAGCTTCCTAAAAAGTTATCACAATACCAACCAAGGTTTCCAGAAATACCTATCACATGGAAAGTCAGGATGTACCTTTTACCTACTTCAAGCCCAGTGAATGTTTGTGAGATTTGCGCACCGTATTGTTCAGTATTAGTAAGTTCAACTGTACCATTGTTGTGGGCTACACCTGTTGAAATAGACCAACCTGTAAGATCACTATCAAACGTACCATTCGTCACCAACTCACTGCCAGTAACGTCAGTATCATCCGTGTCGGACAAGGTGGCTAGTTTGATGTCGCCGTTCATCCAACCTGTGCTGAAATCAGACTGAATGTTTGCATGAAGGGCTTCTGGTTCCAGCTCAGTTCCCGCCCCAGGATAAGCAACATCGTTGTGAATGTTTAACCCTTCATAATCTGCTGGGGAATAGTTACCCCCGAATGCAATGTAGTTATTGCTAAGAACGGCTAAGTGGTCAAAGTCAAAGCTGTTGCCTTGTTTTCCCGATGACCATCCACCATCATTAAATCGGAAAACACCGTCTGCGTTAGTGAAGTCTGAAGAAGTGTACGCTGAAGTAGGGTAAGCATAAATAGCATCACCAGATGCGTCATTCCACATAACCCATAGTTTTTTATCATCATCAAAAGCAATTTGAACGCCATCCGCTGTTGATGAAATATCGTACACACTTCCACTATCTGTTATTACAGAAGCACCCGCATCAGTTCCGACTGCAATCGTAGGCACAGGTAAGCCCGCAGCTGCATCAATCGGGGCGTTGGGTAGCACGGTCATGGCTACATCGTTAGTATTACCGTTCACCAGTGGATTAGCTGAGTCTAGTGTTTGTCCACTGCTTGAGTTTCTATCAACGATACTGCCGTTGTATGTATATACACCAAAAGTATTTCTAATATTCTGGATATTTTCAGTCACAAAGTTACTAATGCTAAGTCCGTAAGTGGATGAAATACCTATAGTTAAAATGCCATTAAGCATAGATACACAAGAAACAGCGTGAGTATAGTAAATAGCACCTGAGTTATAATTAAACACCATCCACATAGGCAGATCAGGGTCATCGCCATCGTAGATCGTAACCTGATTACTCTCAGCCACAATCACAGCAACCGCAGGGAACTCCTTACGGCTACCACGGGTGGCAGTGTTCAAGGTTTCGTTATACCATGAGGTATGCTGTGTGCGCTTACGCCATGCACCGCCATCGCTGTCCTTACGGGTGTCGTACACAAAGATGTCTACGGCTGTGTCGGATATGGTGGCTGCTAGGGCGTTAAGGGTTGTGTTGCCGAATGATGGCTCGTCTGTAGTTGCCAGACCTTGGTTGAGAGCTTTAACCGCTGCAATGTTTGTAAGCTCACTGTCCATAAGTGCGCCTGCGGCGGTGACGTTAGTTGCGTCTGTGACGTCTGCGTTTGTTTCGATTGTGTCGAGCTTTGTGCCGTCTGCTGAGACGTCGCGGCCATCCACATTGCCAGTCACAGTAATGCTCGCAAAAGTTGGGGCGTCTGTTGGCTCGAACTGCGAGTTGGTGCTGTTGTAAGCAAGGATACTGTTGTTCGCCACGCCAGAGGTGGAGACGTCTGTCATGTCGTTAATCGACTGGTTTGACAGCGTGAATGTGCCGTAGGCAATGATTTCTAGTGTGTCGTTGGCCGCTGCACCAGAAGCGAGGACGATGGAGGAGCCACTGGTTGCCGTGAAGTCTGAGCCATTCACCAGTTTGACGCCGTTCATGTAGACGTCGAGGAAGCCAGCGTCGTAGGCCAGAGTGTTTGTGTTGTCGTCTGCGCCAGTGAACGTGGTTTGGGCTGCGGTCGCTGTGTAAGTGAAGCGTTCCGCTGTGCCGTTGACTGAGGAACCAGCGTTTGTCCAACCAGAAGACGAGTACACCTTCATGGTGTTGGATGTGGTGTCGAAGTATAGATCGCCGACGTCGAGAGCAGAGCCGTCTGGGTCGAGCGTTGGAGCGCTGGATTGTGCGCCGAGATAGGTGTTGTTGAACGCAGTGACGTTTGTTGCTGCGGTCGTTACGTCTGATGAAATGCCTGCAACAGTGTTTACGTCGGCGATGTTGGTGCCAACTGTGTTTACGCTTGCGATGTTGTTTGCGACGACGTCGATCTCAGACGTCGCTTCGTTGAGATCGTCTGCGACGTCGATGACCGCTTGAATGTCTGCGGCGACAGTTTGCAGGTTGTTGTTGTTGATTTCTGTCGCGACTGTGTTCACGTCTGCGATGTTTGTCGCAGTCGTATTCACATTCGCAATGCTGCCGCTCACCGTGTTGACGTTGGTAATGCTGCCTGCAACGGTGTTGACGTTTGCGATAGAACCAGCGGCTGTGTTGACGTTGGATATGTCAGACGCAACTGTGCCGACATTGGTTATGCTGGCTGCAACGACTGTTACGTCTTGGCCTGCACCGAGTTCGGCGGCAACCGTGTTGACGTTTGCAATACTAGAGGCGGTCGTATTGACGTTCGTTATGTCTGTCGCGACCGTGTTTACGTTGGAGATGCTGCCCGCGACAGTAGTCACATCTGCGATGTTGGTGGACACAGTTACAACGTCTGTGCTGGTTGCCCAATACTTCGCAGAGTAATTGGTCCCGTCGACCGTCCCACTTGTTTTGATAGCCCATTCTTTTGCTGCACCTCCTGTTGCTGAGTTGGTTACGCCAGTGCCACCGATTGCCCACGCCTTGGAGGAATAGTCGGTGCTGCTTACGATGCCGTCAGTCTTTTTGGCCCAATCGCGTGCCTCGGATACGTCGACCAGCTTGTCAGTGTTTGAGGATGCAATGACTGCCGCTTCGTCAGCGAATGTTGTGCCAGACGAAAGGCCATGAACGATGTATATGTCCTTGGTGGAAAGAGTGATTAGGTCAAAGTTGTTGTACGTCGTGGATGAATTGAAAGTGCCAGTGATGTTGAAAAATGTTGTAATGTCGGTCCAGCCAGCGGTACTGGATGCGAAGTTACCTGCGCGAAACTGGATTTTGTCTGTGCTTTCGTCAAAACGGAACTCAAAATTGTCCGCACGGAATGTCCCGCTGCTGTCGAAAAGGTCGTCAAGCAAGTCTGATAGCTGGCGGCTGCCCTTCTCAGACGCCTCAAGATAGGTGTCGAGGACGTGGTCGCCTGTAAATTGTGAGCGGAAGCGAAGCTGTTCACCTGTAGGACGCGTGATACCCATTAGTCATACCATCCATTTTCTTTCATCAGACGCACTAACTTTGCCTTAGTGAGGCTGTACTTGTCGTCCCCAGAGGCCGAGTTTGACTGCCCTTCTAGCTCCGCAAGGCGGAGCTTCAGGGCGTCGATCTCAGCCCTTTGAAGTGAGATGCGTTCCGATAGTTTTACGTTTTCTTGCTGTTGGTCAGCTACGGCCACTCGGATGGCTTCTGTGACGTAGTCGACTGTTTTTGCATCACATTGTGATGCGAGGGCTGCCAGTTTATTCATGCGCGTCGTGCCTCCGACATTGGAATGAGGTTGCCCTTCTGGATTTCGCTCTGGACTTGCTCATTGGGTTGTACTGATGCACCACGCATCTTCTCCATCAGAGCCAACTGTTGGGAAGGCGACATGCCCTCGGCGTTGAGTTGCTCCTTGGAGACGCGGAAGCGATCTAGGTCTGTAATGCCCATCGCGCGGATGGCTTCTTCTGCGATCTGGCCCGCGTTGTATTCCATGTTCAAGCCAGTCTGAGACATGATCTGAAGCATGTTCATCCATGTTTCGGCGTTGCGGGTAGGTTCAACAGGAAGTGTGCCGTCAATGACGAGGTAGTCGATGTCGCCTTGCAGGTCTTTGGCTACGTCGTAGTCGATATAGCCATCTTGAACCATGTCGGCGAGTTGGGTCGGCATGTTGCTGCTGTCGATCTTGATTGAGCCAGACATCGAGAGACTGTCTTGGATGTTGGCCGTCATCATACGCACCATCGGGCGGATGGTGGTTGCAGACATGATGCGAGCAATGACGCCAAGACGCTGGGAACCGAGTTGTGTTAAGCGTTGGATTTCAGTGGCTGTGCGGATACCGTCTGCCGTTGGCATACCTTGCTGCGCATCCGAAGCTGCGGATACTCGCTGCTTCAATTCTGACATCGCGGCTATGTCGTTAAAATGGCCACGAGTTACGTCTGGTACTTGGGCAATGAAGACGCCGTCCCCAGGCTTCGCCCCTGGCATCGTTCGAACAATGCCCCATGGGTTTCTGTCGATGAGGTCTGGGACGCTGACTTGGGTTGGGTCTGCAAAGATTAAGTTGTTGAGGGCTGCCGATACGTTGTCGATGCGAGAGCGGAGTAGGTATGTTGCGATGTCGTGCATCGGCAGGATCAGGTCGTAGAGTGATTGACCGAATGTCTTGTGCGCGTCTTGGTACAGGCCACCGATGACGACGGGGAACTGGCGTCCGTATGGGTTTAGCTGCATGCGGATCACGACGTTCTCGTCAAGGATTGTTATGACGAGGAAGATTTGGTCGATGGACGGGATGCCGATCTCATGGCCAGAGAGGCGGACCCATGCTTCGTCGATGACGCGTGCGTCGCCGAGAGTGAAGTAGGCATGGTCAAAGCGTTCGCGTTGGTGCGGCTGGGCTGGGTCTATATTGAGACCGCGACCTTCTTCCTTGTGCCAGTGATGCGCATTCCATGAGTTGCGTGGCGGGCTTATTTTGTGGCGCAGGGCTGGGAACTTCTTGAGCTTGGGATAGAGGCCAGAGTAGAGCAGGGAGTTGTAGGATACATAGTCTGAGAAGACGATGTACTGCATGTTCTCCCAGTCGCCCCAGTTGACGCGCGGGTCAGGGAAGCAGCGGCGAGGGTCGAAGTTTACCAGTTGGTTCTGGTTGGACTTGGCGTCCCAGACTACCTTGGTAGGAGCAAAGCCATAGCGTACACTATCAAGAAGAAGCTGGGCCAAACGAGCTTCGCCAGCGGTTCTGCGCATTTGCTGGTGTAAAACGCGTTCGAGTATAAGGCTACTCTTTCTTGATTTTGTGTTGAGACCCTCAAGTTGGAACATCGGGTTACGTCCGCCGAGTGCTGCCATGAGATAGGTAAGGACTGTGTCGGCGATAGCTCTGGTGTCCGCGATGACCGCCTTTTCGCGGAAATCGGTCGCGTCTGGGTTGACATAAACGTCATGTGCGCGGTCTGCCTCCTTCCAATGATCGTAGCGTTTGCGGATTTTGAAATATGACATGTCGACCATGGACTTGACGTAGTCCACGATGCGGCGTTCCTGCTCCTCCGTGAGGTCCGCAGAGATGTCTTCGTAGTTTGTCAGACGATCTGCAAACTCTGAAAGGTCGACGACCACGCCTTCGTTAGGGCCAGCAGTGTATTCCGCGCTGCGGTAACTGCTTCCCGATGGGAGACTTGGTGTGCTTTTTGGTCCGTTTACTGCCATGGCTTAAAGATACCTTGCTATTGTTAGTTGGTCGTCCTTTTAGAGACCCCAGCCTTGCCATTTTGAAGAACTGCTGTTGACGCTCTTTAATAGCGACTTACCGAAGTGCTTGTCGTCCAGATGGTTCAAGGATTGATGCGGGTCGCTGTGTAGGGACCACGCCTCTGGACTGACAGATGTTCGGGACAGGATGTCGATGGCCATTGTGGCTGCGTCGACTTGGTCGTCGTGGTTGCCGTTGGGGAATGATACGCTCTCGTCGATAAAGGCGTCTAGCCATTCCGATTGGTCTGGAATGAAGACGCGCCCACCTTCTATTATTGGTAGGATTGCGTTGACGCGGGCCACTTTGTCGTGGACGACCTTGTAGGGAATGATGGACATGCCACTCTCACGCTTGAGTTCTTGGATGAGAGATTGGCCAGAGGCTTTGTCTTCGATGTACATCGCGCGTAAGCCGCGTCCGCGCCAGCGGTTGTTGAGGCGGATGAGACGTTGCTTGAGTTCTGGGAAGTCGTACTTGCCGCGCATGACGTCAACGAGGTAGATGTCGCCGTTGCGATCCATGCCAGCCGTTACAGCCACGGAGTAGTCGGCGGTTTCGGTTTTTTTGAAGGCTGTGTCGCACGCTATGACGAGGGATACGAAGTTTTCTGGCTTTAGGTCAGATGGATATTTTTGCCACCACTCTGTGCGGATGATGTTACCGCCTTCGATGTAAGGTTGTTGCTGGTATAGGGATGCGAACTCGCGCGGGTTAAGGCGCTCGCGCCGTTTTAGGTCTTCAAGTGGGAAGCGAGAGGGCCAGAGCGGGGCTTCCGCTTCGCTTGGGATTTCGCGCTTCGCGGGGGATACGAGGTTTACTGCCTTGGCGTCGAGATACATCGGGTGGTCAGTGGGCAGGTGATTGCGGCGGATGCGTTTGCCGTCGACCTTTTTTATGGCTGGGAAGTTGATGTGCTTCCAGCGGCCTTCAGCCCAGTCTTCCGTTTGTTGCAAGCGGCCTGCGAGGTCGTCTGGGTGCCAGCGTGTGAGGATCACGATCTGTTTGGGTGGACTTCCGCCTGTTTCTGGTTGGAGACGGGTGGCTAGGGCTGATGTGTAGTAGTTCCATGTCTTGTTCCGCTGGGTCATGCTCTCCGCGTCTTCGCGAGATTTGATAGGGTCGTCGACGAGCAGGAGATTTGCTGGTCGGCCTGATGTGGTGCCGCCGACGCCGACAGCGAAATAGGCACCACCTATTTCGGTTCTCCAGACGTCGGCTGCTCGGCTCTCTGTGGAGAGCGTGAACTCTGGAAATGCTTGCTGCATCTGTTTTTGCTCGACGATAGCGCGGACTTGACGGCCAAAGTCAGTTGCCAGTTGAGAGTTATATGAGCAAGACATGATGTAACGGTTGGGTTTCCGCGCCATGAAGTAGGAGGGGAACAGGACTGTGCCGAACGTGGACTTAGCATGGCGTGGAGGCATCGTAATAAGCAGGTTGTTCGCACCGAGTTCGTCCTTTTCTAGCTTGTCGAGAGCGTCGATCAGTTCCAGTTGGAAGTCTGCCAGTTCCCAGTCGGGGAACATCAGGCGCACGAAGCCCTCAAAGCCGTCTGATGCGTCGCGAAGCGACAAGAGATACTTGGCGACTTGGGCTTGGGTCATCTTGGCCATGTTAGAGACCTCGTTGGCGCAAGATGCGGGACAGGTGAATTTCCTGTGCTTTGTCTTTGTCGTGGATTGCGTCTGCCATGACGCGCATTAGGTGATCCATGACGGCTGCTTGGCGTTTGTTTGGCGGGACAGAGGACAGATCGAGTTGGGACATGGCTTTGCCAAGCTCGTCTGTGGTTAGGTTGCTGGGCAGAGCTTCTGCTTGGCGGTTACTTATCTTCATCTTGGGTTAGCTCCTTATATTCGACCTCGATTGTGGACACGCCTTGGGCGATGGCTTCTAGTTCTTCGCGTGAGAGGTCTGTTACTTCCTTAGTTGTGTGTTCGTGCTGCACATATGAGGCGTTTAGGTCTGGCACGACTTTGTTGAGGAGCGCTGAGAACACACGGGCTTGCGTTGGGTTCCATTCTTTGCCGCCCATAACCACTTGGTGCGCATCTGTGATCTGATCGCGCACATAGTTCGCAATTTGGCCACGGATTTTTGCGGATTGCGCTGGTGTGAGTTCAGTTTGTTCCATTAGTTTTGCCATTTCATCTGCCTTTCGTTTTATTGGCGCTTCTTTCCTGCATTTTATTGAGCAGAACTTGCGACGATCCTCATGTGAGGCGCGGGTCCAGAACTCTTGCTTGCAGTTTGTGCATGTGAGTTTGACCTGCTCGCCTTCAAAAGTGCCTTTTGTGACCTTCCTTCTTTCTGGTTCCGACGTTTTCAATTTTTGCTCCGATTGCTCGCGCGGTAGGGGAGGTGACATCTAACGCAAAAACGTCGGCGGCGGGATGACCCCCGCCCCCCGCACGCGCATATGACCATTTGCATGGCAAATGGCTGACACATGCGAGGCTAAGTGGCTGATTTTGCACGGTTTTCGCTCCCTTCCTACGGGTGTGTGTGGCCCTTTCAGGGCTGAGACGTTTCGGCTCGACCCCTCGCTTGCGCCTGAACACTGCCCCTAAAAGGGGCAACATCAGTCTAATCAACAGTTTAGCTCCTCGCGCATATCGGGTCGTCCGCTCACACGCGCGGTCCCCAAAGGGGCTTCTCGGGTGGAGGCCGAGGCTGTTCTCGGCTCAAACGCGAAGGAGTACACGCGATGACCAAACTATTTTCCGCCAAAGATCACGCAGCCGCATACGCAAACGCGAAATCCGCGCCTGCACGCAAGAAAATCCGCGACGCTATCGCGGCCAAGTGCGAGACCAACAAACGCGTGCGCTGGACGCGCCTGTTGGCCGACATCGACGCGGGTCGCCTCGACCGCGTGACTGCGCGAGGCTCTGGCGATTGGTCGGCGGTCGCACGCGACGTCGAGCCGAAGGCTGCCGCCAAGCCCAAGCCCAAGGCGAAGCCGAAGGCCAAAGCGCCTGCGAACGACATGGACGCGCTCGTGAGCCAACTCGCCGACTTGGACGAAGTCCAAATGGCGGCGTTCTTCAAGGCGCTGACCAAAGCCCGCGCATAATCACACACACCTGCATGACCCCTCACGCATCCGCGTGGGGGGTTTTTTTTGTGCCAAATCACAGGAGACACGCACATGACATACCGACACGACGACGACAACGACCTACGCCAACGCGTGGTCGAGACCATCGGCAGCGTCTTCATCGCGGCCATCTTCGGCCTCATGCTCGCATGGGTGGGCATCAACTGGGTCACAGGCTGCGGCGAAACCTTCATCACATACACGGGCGAGCGAATACATGGCGAGTGCGTGTTCATGCCATGGAGGGACTAAGCATGCGGCAGCACATCGAAGACGAACTCGTGTCCATCGCGAAAGCCCTACAAGGCGGCACGCATGGCTGGTGCGAGTGCAATACTTGCGCACGTTGGCAATGGCTACACCGTCTGGTCGACAGGCATCCCTGCATACAAGCGCAGTATGTGCTTGAGCGTCGAGCCGACATCTTCAACGACCCCAAGGCCGAGGCGTGGTGGAACGCGTTCGACGACAAGAACAGAGCCACACTGCGACATCGCATCGGGACGTGGCTCGAACGCATGGCTTGCAAACTTTCATAGGAGGACAACATGAGCGCGACGATCAAACTCACTCGCACGATGCTCGACAAGCACATCATCGACGCCAACGCGTCGGTGAGGTCTTGGGCGCTCGACGCCTACGGCATCGACTACGCAAGCCTTCGCGAGAAGGTCGAGGTCAACGCTTACGTCAACGGCGTTGCCACCAAGGTTCGCTTCTACGTCACGGCCAGAGGCGACCGCAGAGTGTCGATCAAAGACGTCAAGCGCATCGCAAGCGTCGGCGACACCGTCACCCTCACAAAAGAGACACCCTTGACACCCTGTATAGCACGTTATACATGTGAGGTGTCGGAAGGTGTCCTCGCGCGGCACGCGCTTCCCCCTAAAAGGGGTTATCAGGTGGGGCAGAATGCCTCGAATTTCAAACCGAAACCAATCACGGAGGAGACGTGATGAGAAACCTCAAAATCATACGACAAGCGATGGACTTGCCGTTCGCCGAGCAGCGCAAACTCTTGCGCAACATGGCGAGCGACGACCTCAAGTTGCACTCGCACAGCATACGCGGGGCGCTTGAGAAAGCTGACTGGTCGTGCCGTCCATCGTGGGCGTCATTGCGTGACGCGATGAGCATCCACACGCTCACAGGCATCGTCGCAGGCCAGATCAACGTCTACGACGTCGTCGACGCGCTCAAAGACCAGAGCAAGTGCTACCCCAAGTCGACCACGAAGTCGGGCTACGACATCGGTCGTCCCTTGCACTTCGACGACGACAAATACGGCGAAATCATACGCGCAGCAGCAGAAGAGGAGGACGCGCCTGAGATGAACCTATCCGAACTTATCGCAATCATCGACCACGTCACATTCCACACGAAGATGCCCCTGACCATCATCAAGGACGCCATGCGTGAGGTCACAGACGTGAAGCTCGGCAAGCTCGAAGCTGCACTCGACGCCATTCGCGTGCGTGACGAGATGCCGACCGAGCCACCGTATCTGTCCATGGCCAACAAGACCATCGCAACTAGCGTCATGGACAACATCGACCCAAGCGTCGAGCCAGAGGCGGAGCCGACACCAAAGCCAAGCAGCAAGCGACCAGACGCAAGCGAGGCCAAGATGATCGACGCCATGCTGTCTGCCGCATCGCTTCCGAGCATCAACACCATGCTCGACCAGATCGACACGTTGACACGCGACCTCGCAGAAGCATCAGCCAAGGCCAAGGCTGCGGTCATGCCAAGTGTGCCGACCGAGATCGAGTTCACGCCAGACGGCACGCTGCCGACAGGCAAGGTCACGATTGCCAAGGCGTATGAGGTGTTCGGCCTCACGTCTGCGGGTGCCAAGAAGACGCTGAACTTCGACGTGCCAGTGTGGCAGTGGGATGCACCGCATCCGCATGTGCCAGTGCGTGACCCCAACTACATCTTCCGTCCGTTCGAGTTGTTCCGTGTGTTGTACGCCATCATCACCAACCAACGCTGCTACCTGCACGGTCACACAGGCACAGGCAAGACGACACTCGTGGAGCAGGTTGCTGCCGTGCTGAACTGGCCTGTCATGCGCGTCAACTTCGACAGCGAGATCACACGCATGGACTTGATCGGTCGTGACGTCTTGTCGTCTGAGGACGGTGCCACCACATCGACGTTCGTCGACGGCATTCTGCCGCAGATGATGTCGGGGCCATACATCGGCATCTTCGACGAGATCGACTTCGTCAGACCAGACGTCGCTTACGTTATGCAGCGTGCGTTTGAGGGCAACGGCCTCATGCTGACCGAGGATGGCGGTCGCATCGTTAGTCCGCACAAGATGTTCCGCATGTTCGCCACAGGCAACACCGTGGGTCAGGGCGACGAGTACGGCATGTATCAGGGTGCCAGACCGCAGTCGATGGCATTGCTCGACCGCTTCACCGTGTGGGTCAAGGTGGAATACATGGCCGCAAGCGACAGAGCCAAGCTGATTGAGAGCAATGCGCCTACGCTCAACGGCGACTTGCTCAATCGTGTCAACCAGTACGTTGGCGAACACCTCGAAGCGTTCACGTCTGCCAAGGTGCTGCAACCCATCAGCCCACGCACATTCCTCGCCTTTGCCAGAGCAGTCGAGACGTTCTCGACCATGGGCATGAAAGACGCCACCAAGCAAGCGCTTGAGGCAACCATTCTTGACAGAGCCAGTGTGCAAGATCGTGCCGTGCTTAACGGCCTTGCAACTCGCGTATTCTCATAAGGAGCCGACCATGAAGGGTAACATATTCGCCAACGAACTGACCAAAACATCAAGCGTTTTCGGTCGCAAGAAATCAGTCAGCGTCGTCTTCCAAGGTGACGGCGCAGCCACAGACGGCAACAAGATCATACTTCCTGCACTCAACCTGCGCGGTGACGTGAGCGAGGAAGACGCAGCCATCATGCGTGGGTACGTCGACCATGAGGCAGGGCATGTGCGTCACACAGACTTCGACGTGTTGCGCAAGAACGCAGGCAAGCTGAAGGGCAACAAGCTGTTGCACTCATGTGCCAACGCACTCGAAGACGTGTGGTTGGAGAAGCGCGTCATCTCTGAGTACGGCGGAGCCGAGAAGAACATCAGAGCCACGAGTGATGCGGTCAACAAGGAGTTCCTACGCGAGGTCAAGCGCAGCGACCCACGTCTGCAAGACCCAGTGTTCATTGGGCCAGTCGCAGCCACATGGATTGGTCGTGAGGGTTACGGCGGCGAGACACAGCAGAAATGTATCGACCTGCTCGACGGCGATCTTGAGGCCATGCTTCGCGGTTACGTCGAGCGTCTTGATGAGTGCGACAGCAGTTCAGACGTCTTCGCGCTGGCCGAGGAGATGGAAGCTGCGCTGCGTCGTGAGCGTGAGGAACGCGGAGAACCAGAGAAAGGAGACAGCGGAGATGAGCAACAAGACGGAGAGACAGGGACGCCTGACGGCGAGATGGGCGACGCCGAATGGGGTGGACATGGAGACGACGTGGACGGGACCGATAAGCCAGAGGGAAGCGATGTTTCAGAAGGCGACAAACCTGATGATGGCGACAGGGAACACACAGACACCGCAGATGAGCCTCGTGTGGATGACGTTTACGAAGACTTCGGACTAGAGAAAGCACTTGAGAAGCTCGCACGCAGGGTCAAGGGCGGACATGGTGATCGGTACACACCGTTCTCGACGGCCTATGACATGTGGTTCCACCGCTCAGACGAGCCAAACAAATACCCAGGCTGCGAGATGAGCAACAAGGGGTTTCACATTCTCGCGCAGGGCAAGGCCGAGACGTATGACCGCGTACTTGCGGAGATGAGCGGCACCATCAACATGCTGCGTCGTAAGTTGGAGCGTGCGCTGATTGCCAAGCAGACGCGTGACTGGGATGTGGCCAAGGAGCATGGTCGTCTTGACACCAAGCGTCTGACCGCTGCGGTTGCGGGTCGTCCGAATGTGTTCAAGGTGCGCACCGACAGGCAGGAGATGGACACGGCAGTGACGTTGCTCATTGACCTGAGTGGTTCGATGACGCGCAGCCGACGCATCCAGACGGCACGCCAGTGTGCCATTGCGATTGCCGAGGCGGTGGATCGTACAGGCATCAAGTACGAGATACTGGGTTTCGACAACTTGTACAGCCGTTACTGGAGTGCCGAGTACAGGAAAGCGTACCGTGCCAAATCAGGTTCGTACAACAGGACAGAGCCGCTGCGCATGTCTGTGTTCAAGCACTTCGACGAGCGTCTGTTCGAGGCCAAGGGTGCTATCGGCAGCATCGTTGCGATGGCAGACGGCAACAATGCGGATGGCGAGGCACTGCTTCACGCATACGACAGACTGAGTGCGCGTCCTGAGAAGCGCAAGGTGATGATGGTTCTGTCAGACGGATGGCCTGCGGCTGAAGGCTATGGCCACGAACAGCATCTGTTTGAGGTGTGCCGTGACATCGAGGCGTCAGACGTTGAGCTTGTGGGTATCGGTATTCAGAGCGATGCGGTCGAGCGTTTCTATTCCAAGCACGTCGTCGTGAACGACATCAAAGACCTTGAGGGCGAGGTGATGAACCAGTTGTCCAAGCTGCTGCTTGGAGAGCGCGTGACGTTGGATCACACCAAGCATGCGGTATAGGCCGCGCATCAGGAAGTGGACAGTGAGAGCCGAGTGGATGCGTCTGCATCCACGCAAGGACATGAAGTTCTGGATGGCAGTGTCCAAGCGAGTGCGTGAACGCAATGTGCGCCACGCAGATTTATCAACCATCAAAGCCATATGTGAGGAGTTAGATATATGAACATATTCTTTTTGCACGACGATCCCGATCAGGCTGCGCGTTACTATGCGGACAAGCACGTCGGGAAGATACTCATTGAGTGTTGTCAGATGATGTCCACGTCGGCCCGTGAGTACGGGTTCGTCGGTGGGTATGGAGACACGCATGTCAGTCATCCCATGACCTTGTGGGTTGGTGCCAGTCGGTCGCACTACGAGTGGTGTTGGGATCATGCGGTTGCGTTGGCCGATGAGTGGATCAAACGGTACGGAAAAGCGCACGGTTCGATGCAGTTGCTGCCCAGCCTTGGGCTGGCGTCGCGTCTGATACCTGAGAATGGTTGGCGCAATCCGCCACGCTGCATCCCAGACGAGTACAAGCTGCCGTATGACGAGCATCACGGTGACACGTCGTGTCACGTTGCGTCCTATCGTTGGTACTACGCATGCGACAAACGTCACCTGCACAAGTGGACCAAGCGTGACAAGCCAGAGTGGTTGGCTGAGTACGAGGTGGCAGCATGAGCGTTAGCATCAAGCACAAGTGGTGGATGTACCACAAAGATAATCCGCACATCTACGAGTTGTTCAAGCGGTTCACGTTTGAGGTGATTGCCAGAGGGCATGACCAATACAGCAGCAAGGCAATCTTCGAGCGCATCAGATGGCACACAGACGTCGAGACGTCTGGTGAGGAGTTCAAGATGTCCAACAATTACACGCCGTACTATGCGCGGCTGTTCATGTGGGAGTTCCCCAAACATCAGGGGTTCTTTCGCACACAAACCCTACCAGAGGAGAGAGAGTATGACCAAGCAAGCTAAAGATGTAGTCAACAAAATCACACGATCCAAGCTATCGGATTACGGTGTGACCGAAAAGCGTGAGGCACCGACCGCCAAGACGACTGCCCCACGCAAGACGTATACACAGAAGTATACACCCAAGCCTGCCACGTCTTATGCGGACTATGCCAAGCGTGTGCCTGCCATACAGACGCCGAGCGCATTGAGCAAGGCCAAGGTGGATGAGGTGCTGATGCGTTGTCGTGAGTTGCCGACGCCCGATAAGCCCCAGAAAAACTATGCAGGGTACAGCCGCAAAGAGTGGGACATGTTGGTCGATGTTGTGTCTGGCTACATGTTCGACGTGGTCGAGGGTGCAGGGCTGTTGATGAAGGGCAGCATGTCGGGTGCGACGGTGCGCAAGTACGTCAGTCTGATGATGCAAGAGGGCTTCATGCACGAAGACCCATACGACAAGAAGCGTCGGTTCATCAGCGTGGATGGACGCATTGATAGCGATGAGAGGAAGCCATGAGTGACCTGTTCAACTTGGTGGTTGCCGCTTGCGGCGACCCAAAACGTGGGTTCTGGCACAAGGATGTGAAGAGCCAAACGATTAAGAAACACATTGCAGCAACGGCACGCACCACGCGTGCCGATTTGCTTGGAGCGCAGAAGTTTGTCGTGTGCGACAGTCTTTTGCAGCATGCAGTTACGGCCAGTTGTGCGCCACCGCAGACGTTACTCGACATGTTCGAGGTTGGAGTTCCGCCGTTCGACAACATGTGGATTGAGTGGGACGACAAGAAGCGTGTGCCTATTTTGTTCGACACGATGGACGAGTTGGGATGGGAGCGAGGCGAAGACCCTGCGCCAGAGAAATGGCAAGACACGATTGGTCTGCACATCAGACGCAACAAGGACAAGGACGTCAATCACTACGACGTGGAGCAGTTTTGTTTCATCGAGAACCCAGACGGCAAGGGCGGGAAGATCGCAATGCCTGCGTTCTCTGTGCAGTTTTGTCCCGACGCGCCCATTTTGTATGAGCCAGAGCGTCTGGTCTCTACGATGGGCCAGAAGAGTGACGAGAGTTTGATGCGAGCCAACCAACACATACATGGCGAGCGTCTGATAAGTCCGATCTACGTTCACAATCATGGCGGCAAGCGTACAAAGCGGATGACTGACGTCTTCGAACGCACGTTGCTGACGTTGGGTAACTTTGGTGGGGCGCACCTGCTCGACTGGGTTGCGGCGACACGCAGTTCGTCTGCGAGTGTGAGGGATGAGGCCGAGAAGTTTCTACAGGAGCAGCGCAAAAGTTCGATTGACATGTGGGTTGGAGACTTGCGCTTCCTGATTGCTGTGCTTGCACTGATTAATTACCCGCACACGGTCATCGAGCGGAAGATGGAGAAGGGTATCAGACGCGTGGCGTTTGGTCGGCCTGTGCCACGCAATGAGTTGCGTCTACTGGAGATTGATCTGCCAAAGCCAAGAGGGACGACGAGGTACGAGCGCATGTTCAAGGGCGGCGGCGGCAAGAAGCGTCGGCACGTCAGACGTGGGCATTGGCGTCGGTACAGACGCAAGGACGGCACCGTGGTTACGCGGTGGATTGCAGAGCAATGGGTGGGCAGTGCCGAGGTCGGCACGATTGTTCACGACTACGAATTGAAAAGCAAAGGAGCGAAGTGATGGAAGCTGTAAATATTGTGATGCGCCTGTTCAAGGCAATGGATGAGGAAGAGAAGAAGGAAGTCGTCTTGCAGATCGGGAACGAGTTGGATGGCTCTGGTCTGGCAGACAAGTGGGAGGCGGGAAAGTCGACTACATCGCCGAAGAAGAAACGTCGGGGGAGTTACAAGCCATACTGGATGAAGCGCGTGGATGGTGTGGACAAGAGCAAGCGTGGCATGGATCAGATCGCAGGTGGTTGGGTGAGCCAGAAGGAGATACCTGAGTTGAAAAATGGTCAGGTTGTTCTGCTTGGCATCAAGGGTGGCCAATACTGCGTGTGTACTGTTGAGGGTTGGTCATCAGAGTTTGACTTTGAGGACACCAAGGGAAACGAGCATAGAGTGGATGGCATTTGCTTGAGATCACGTCACAATGAGTTCAAAGATGCGGTCAACGCATGCGAGAAGTTAATGGATTTTTAACACCTAAAACACCTTGACATATCTTGGTATATGTATAACGTATTATACAGGTGGCATGAGGTGTGCCACCTTTAACATGAGGAGCGACATGAGACACGAGGCGTATAGTTCGTCCGAGTGTGGGCTATCAGTGACTAACTGGTGCAGTCCACCCTGCGGACCACCGTGTTCCCGTGATGAGATCATTATAACTAGAAACACTCACGGAACTAGGGAAAAAAATGACAACACAACTGGATCGGATCGAGTGGAAGCTCGACCAACTTATAAGCCATTGCTTGCGATTGCAGGATTTGGCAGGTGGCGCGTCCAAAGACGTAGCTGCGTCGCCAATCCCCCCCCAGAACGAAGTTACGTTTTTGGATAAGTTCACGACGAAACAACACGTCGCGTACCAAATGCTGCTCAGAGGGGCGGACAATCAAGAGATTTCGGAAAGGATGGGCGTCAGCATTAACACCGCCAAGGTACATGTCAGAGGCATGTTCAAGAAGGTGGGCGTGAATAGCAGAGCGCAACTGATTTACCGAACAAGCAAAGAGTTCGAGGAGATAGACGACAACGGATACATGATGATGACAGGTGGGCTGCCCAAAGACTGGGACGCAAACTTCTCAGAACCTGATCCGTTTGCACGTCTGTATGCGGAGAAGAGGAATGACACTACGACTGACGCTGCGTAATGACGTCTGGCAAGTAAGTGGGACAGTGGTCACGCCAACTGGCGGTCGACTACGCGTCCGTAAAAGCACTGGGTTTGGTCGGAGCATGAAGCCACATGCGCAAGAAGCCATGGGGCGGATACTCAAGGATGCGTTGGATGGACGTCTTGAAAGGGGCGCGACTTCCATTGTGTCTGTAGGACAGGCGATTAGGCTGTTCTTGGATAGGCCAAGCAAGGTCGGGGAAACAGATGTGAATATCATGGGACGTTTTGATAAGTCATTTGGTAAGACACGTCTGGAGGCGCTGACTGTTGCTGATGTTATGTTGTGGGTGAATAGTCGTGGTAACAAAGCGTCGACCGTCAAGCGGGAGATCAACAGCATTATGGCCATGCTGAACCATGCCAAGGACATGGGACTGGATGCGCCAGACTTGCGGTTGAAGAAGCCGAAGGTCGACGACAGCCGCACACGTTGGCTTGACGAGGATGAGAGGGATGCGCTCATCGAATGTTGTGAGCCAGAAATAGAAGGATTGGTCACGTTCCTGTTTTTTACTGGGGCGAGACTTGGCGAGGCGTTCCGTGTGGAGTGGTCTGACATCGTAGATGGCAAGGCCACTTTCGGGACGCGCAAGGGGACGTCAGGCAAGACGCGGTTCAGAGCCGTGCCGTTGGTCGACGACGTCACCAAAGCCATAGGGGAGAGAGGTACAGGTCTGGTCTTCCCGAACCCCGCAGGGGGTCAGTGGCACAGAGATGGTTTCTATGACTATTTCTACAGAGCCACGAGACGTGCAGCCATTGAAGACTTTAGGCCGCACGACATGCGCCATACCTTTGCATCGTTACTGGTGCAGAGGGGCGCTTCGCTAAGAGCGGTGGCTGATTTGCTTGGCCACAGTTCACTGTCAATGGTGATGCGTTACAGTCATCTTGCGCCGTCACACCTTGAGGATACGATAGGTCTTCTAGGTGTGCGTGGCACATAATTGACACACGCGTTTGTGACAAGGGAGAAATGGTGCTGTGTGCGAGGATTGAACTCGCGACCTCATCCTTACCAAGGATGCGCTCTACCACTGAGCTAACACAGCATTTTTGTTTGTGCCACAGTACCCTTACCAAGGGACTGATGACACACTTCCTTGTCACATTGACACACCCAGTCTCGCCTTGAGACACAGGGGTTGTTGAACTATTGACACCTAAAATTCGAGAGGGGTGTCTTGTGACACACGTCTGGCACACATGAAGGAGTATTTACAGACGTCGCAGACACCTGTAGTGTCAACAATACAAATGATGGAGAGCATCAGTGAGTAATGTAATCAAAGTTAATTTCCAAGTCGTGGCGAACGAAGAAGACTTGGATGAGATGGACAACATCTTGGATCAGTTGATCGAAGCTACGCAACAGAGAAGCGACCGAAGCAAGTCGCCATTCGTTAAGCAAAATATGAACGAGATATTAGATGCGCTCATTGATTGTCGTGTCGACATTCAAGAAACCAAAGAGGAAATAAACAATGTCTGAAGAGCAAACACAAGAGCAGCAGCCACAGATGGTACACGTTGGTGATTTGTACATCGTGAAGAACGGTGAGCAGATACTAGGTGTTGAAACCCTGTTCACCGAGAACGTCTTGAATGCGCAAGGCGCTGTGTTGGTGTTGGACAACTTGAAAGGTGCATTGAATAGCACTGGTTGGACTATGAACACCGTAATGAGAGTGCAAAATCGGGAGCAGGGCGATGCACAGACTAACACAGAGACAAGTGAAGACAGCGATACTGGTGCTGAAAGCACTGGAAAAAAGCAGCGAAGAAAAGTCAAAGCTGACACTTAAAGACTTGAGCAACGAGACAGGGATGACATCGTCGACCTTGTCTCATTACCTCAAGACGTTGGATCATGTCGGCATTGTGGAGAAGCATAAGCAAGGGATCAGCATTGGCCCTAAAGCGCAGAAGTACATGATCGCATGGCTTGGAGAACAAGCATGAAGTCTTGGGATGATGAAGACACGAAGCTGTTGGAGCAGATTGTCAGACAGGCTGATGTAATCGCGAAGGATGCGCAGCGTCAGCCATACCGAGGCACAATCAAACAGAGAGCCGAAGGCATAGCGCATGTTGCGCGTCTTGTGTTGGAAAGACGAGATAAGCGTTAGGCTTCCGAGAAAGTTCTTGGACAAATGAAATCAGGGGGGACAGCGTAGACTTTTCTGTCCTCCCATTTTTGTTCCTTGTGCGTCTTGTAGTGGCAGTATTGCACGAGGACACTGCCATATTCTGGCAGGTAGACTTGAGAGAACGTGATTAAGATGAGATACCACGTCATCCGTTTACCCACCAGTTCAATCCCCAGATCATTCCTGATGTTCCTGCAAGGAAAAAGACGACACCTATGCCAATGGAGATGTACCAGAATATCTGGTCACGTCTGGCGGCGGCTGCTTCGAGTGCTTTCTTTTGTCTGGCGCGTGCTGCCGCCTGTTCAGCGACGACCATGTCCCACATTCCAGGGGGGCCATACAACATGCAGATGGAACGGAGTTGGTCTTGCGCTTCCTTGTGCTTGATCTTTGCTTGCGCGATAGCAAAACCCTCTTCCTCAGACGAGGTCAGACGTCCGAGCGGCCCCTTATGTCTGCCCTTCTCAGCCAGATGGATGTCCGCTTCCAGTTGGGCGAGCTTGCCAAACTGTGGCATCAGAGAGCCGATGTCTTTTCCTGCCTTGATACCGCTGCTAATACTGCCTGCGACCGTCGAGACTGCACTGGCAAGAGCCAATACCTCTATCATTGTAAACACTTCCGCTTGGTTAAGACTGGTGAAGTGAAGTCAGGTGAAGGTCAGGTGAGTATAGGATACCAAACGTCTGAGGGTCAGTCGTCCTAGACGCCCATCAGATAGTGAGCGAAGGATTGGGCTTGGGGTATGTTGGCTGTGAGTTGTTGCAGCAAGACCTGTTGGGGGCCAGAGAGTTTGTTTACGAAGGTCTGGTCGCCGTTCATATATTCTTGGGCATAGTTTCCAAAGCGCGTGTTGGTAAACCACTGGTCGAAGCCACGGGCTTCTCCCTGTTCCAACTGCGCTTTGTAGTAGAGTTGCTTCTCCATCATGCGTTGTTGGGGCGTCATCGAGAAGATAAATTCTTGGGCTGCGCGATAGGCTTCACGACGTTGGGCTTCGTTAGCTGCGTCGGTGATACTGCTGTCAATCTTTTTTTCGCCAGACGCGCCCGCCACGGGCGCGGATGGGCCGTCGTTCATTGCGGTTGATGCTGCTTCGTTCTGCTTGTCTGGGTCAAAGTCGACCGCTTCAGCCACGGCTGCGTCGATTGCTGATGCGAGTTCCGTTGGTTGTGGTTTCTCGTTTCCGAGCAAGGCCAATGCTTTTGCACGGTGTCCATCCATCTGGTTCTCGACCTTGTCGCGGACAGTGCCAGACGCTCCGCCTGCTGCTGCGTCTGTATAGTTGTAATTGTTTGGGCCACCAGTGTTGATGATAGAGTACAGGTCGAGGATGCCCATGCCCTCTTGATAACCGTTGGATCGCAGGTAGTTTACGATAGCTCCGTCTGCGCCGAGTTGGGAGGTGAGGGCCGCTTCGGGTGTGGTGAAGTCTGCGCCGTACTGTTGGGCTTGTGGTTCGCCGAACTGGATAAAGCCACGGTGGGTTCCCCACTTGGTGGTTGGGCCAGACTGCATGGGGTCAAAGGTGCCGCCTGTCTCGTAGGAGATGACGGTGGCCAAGTCTACTGGGTTAGCGCCAAGGGCTGACGCTGTTTCTGTGATGAGAGTTGCAAGGTCTTTGCCTTCGAGGTTCGATGAGAAGCCCATTATTTTTTCTTCTTACCCCAGTTGTTTTTCATGTCTGCGTATGCCTTCGCAGACACGGTTGAGCGAGACTTAGGACGACTGGTGCCTGCTTTCTTTCGCCTGTTAATGTTGCGCACGAGAGACATCAGCGGCGGCCTCTTGCCAAGACTTGCTGCGCCATCATCATTGCCTTCTTGCGCTGGGCAGGGTTCATCCTAGCCATCATCATTTGCGCTTGACGTGGACTGATCTTCGGACCTGCGCCACGACGCATTGGTTTTTTACGACCCATCATTTGGACTTACTCCTTTTGTTGTTGGCCAAGACGCAGGGACAGGTGTCGTGCTGCATGTTGGCTGACTTGGTCTTGCGACCGACTGTTTTAACTTGACGTGACTTCATCTGCGCATTGACCTTTGGCGACCCAAGTAGACTGGGCTGCGGGAAAGGGATGAGCCGAACTGTGATGATACGTTCGAAGCGTTTTGTAGTTGGTTGCCGCCCATCACTGGTTGATTGCGGCTAGACATCGCGCTTGTTCCGAACACGACGCCTCTGTCTTTACGAACACGGGCCATAGTTTTCTCCTAATTTACCGTTTCTTCTTCTTGGTAGAAGAAGGCTTTTTGCGAACCGATTTTTTCATTCCACGCATAATAAATCTCCTGTCGGTGGTTAATGTATGACATGTCTTCTGGTGAGAACGCGTCGTAATAACTTGTGCGACGAAGTTTGTCAGACGCCTCCACCAGATGTTCCAATGATTGCACAAGAATGAGTGCGTAGTCGTCCTCTACGAGGCCATCGAACTCAGGGGTCATGGTGTTTTCTTCACTGTCTGGGTGAAAGCCCATGATCCAGACGCCAAAGTGGTTTTCGTTTTGGTGGTCGATGCACTTCTGAAACTCGTCTGCTGTTAGCTCGTCGTAGTCTAGCCATGCGCAGACGTGGATCATCGGAGAGAATGGGTCGATAGAATTTTTTATGTCGAGGACAACGTCGATGTCATAGATGACGTGAAGCATGACGTTGTTTTGCGCCCACGCCGCCCGTGCAAACGGGCAGGCGGGGAGGCCACCGAAGGCTTCGAGAGGTGTCTCGACAATCTCGTTTGACCACTTGAAAATTTCGTCTGCTATGTCTTTGGGGTCTGTCATCAGCACTTCCAACGTCTGCGTGCTGCGCAGATGCGTTTCTTCGGTGTCTTGGAACAACTGATGTTGTGCATCTTCATCTGGCCAGCGGAGCGAGAACAGTAAGACTTCTTGCGAGAACCGCCAGATGGTTGGGGAGCTTTTAGTTTGGAGCCACAGGCTTTGTTATACTTGGCTCTGCCCTTTGCAGTCAGCCCCGCGCCCTGCGATGCAGGCTTCTTCTCACCCTTCTTGACAGAAAGGGAGACGTTACATCTTTTCTTCTTCGCTGCCATAATAACCTCGCTAGTTTCTTGAGGATTATGGCAGGTCAGACGCTACTGGTCGTCCTTCGTGTACCCGTTCAACACGAGGTAACAGCGATACAGCTTCAGCAGATCGTCAAGTCTGAGGAGGCAGAGACTTTCACCCGTCTTCATTCTTGAACGTCTGTTGACGACGAGTGGCATACACATGCTGTTCGTCTTGCTGATGTTGGTTTCTGCTTGCTTGAGAGCATCGTGAAAGTTCAGACGCTCTACTCTCTTGGCCTCGACGAACAGTGCTGGTGTGCCGATGAGGTCTGCTGTCCCGTGCATACCGACTTTACCACCACCAGATAAAGGTGCGCGTGAGCAATTCAGCCCAGTGGCGTCGTTGATGTATGCAGCTAGTTCCCTCTCATATGCGTCACCCTTACGCTTATGCGCTTTTGTCATTCAGTATATCCCATTCCTTTTCGGCAAGTGGTGCAGAAGTACCAGAAACGCGGACGCTCTTCTTCTTCTCCACACGACATGCAGGGGCGTGTCCATAGCTTGGATTTGTCGATAGTGCGGACCTGATACTTGGCTCCGTCAAATTCCTGAAGACCCTCTCGAACGAGGATACGCTTCAGGGTGTCGACACAACATCCAATTCGTTGCGCCATGTCAGGGTAAGAGTAATCGTAATGGTTTTCTTTGAGCCAATTCAGGTCCGCGTCTGAGACGTGAACCATTTTCGGCATAATATTTCCTTGTCGCACAGTTGTTTATGTGTCGAATGTATAACCAATGTTACGATAAATCAACACCTACAGGTGTTAAAGGTGTTGACTTTCCAGTCAAAAAAGTTAAAATCGTCGCGAGACGTTAGGCCGAGACAGGCACGGCAGTGCCTGCCTCGGTCGTGAAACGATAGCAACGTCGAGGTGACAACGTCACACGCCTAGACGATTTTAATTCTGAGAAAATATGGCAACCAAGAAAGAAATTGCAGCAGATAAGCTGCGTTACGAAGAACTTATGAGACAAAAACTTGTCGAGGAAAACCGTCGCAAGTACCCAGAAATTGCTGAGTTAGTCGATAGAGTTCGCGAGCATTTCCCAGAAGCGAAGGTGACGTCTGTGCGCCACCTTACGCTTGAGGAAATAAAAGCTAGGCAGAAGTATCGCGAAGTTCGAGCCAATCACGGACCAACCGTAGAGGTCGATGCAACTTATCAGAAATAGCCATGGCTGAGTGACCTTCCAGTGCCATGTCTTTCGCACGTTGCTTGGTTGACTTGCTGCTTACCACAATCTTCTCGTCTGTTGTGTTGTGCGCAGCGTAACCAATCCATTGCACACGGTCGTGTAAGTCTGTCCACTCACGCACCTTACCATACCTGATCTCCATCACCATGTAGAGCCGATACTCAGGCGGCAGCTTGCTCTCCAGCAATGGCCAGACTGGCATGTCGTAGTTCGCATCGTACAAGCCAGCGTTTTGCTTCGCTGTCTCTTCGTCTTTAAATACTTGAGCCACCCTGATCTGCGTCTCCAAGACGGTCAACTGGTTTGTTGAGCCAGCTTCCCTTCCGACGCCACTCTCAGATGGCTTGTTGCTGTGGTGAATAAGGATGACGGCAAGACCAGAGTTGCGCAATGTTACTGCCAGCTTGTTTACTTTTGCCCACTCGTCTGCCGAGTTCTCTGCCATCCCTGGGTATGCCGAGCGGATGGTGTCGATGACGACGACGTCTGGGCCAGCAAACTTTATCCATTCCTGAAGATCGAGAAGACCTTCTCGCGTCTGCAAGTCTATCTCTCTGCCCTCGATGAATGGTGTCCAGATGTTCAGCCTATCTTGGGTGTCACCGTGCATCTGGCGCAACTCCATCAGACGTCTGGCAATAGTTGCCATGCCCATTTCGAAGTCTAAGTATAGCACTCGTGCAGGTCTGCCGATTTCAAAGGGGCCAAAATACTTTCGACCAGCGCAGAGTGCGCTGACTGCATGCTGAACGAAAAGTGATTTGCCATGTCCTGAGTAACCGAAGACCTGCACGATTGTATTAGCAGGAAGCCACGGCTCTATCAAATAGGTTTTTGCGTCTGCCTCTTCCAAAAGTTGCTCGGCATCCCGCATTTGTATCAGCTTCTTTGCCTTCTTCTCTTCCTTCTTGGGCATAAGGTCGCGGCTGTATATATAGTTGCCCTTGTCGTCGAAGCGTTCTGGATGGTTGCGCTTCTCAGCCTGCTCCATCGACTGCACTGTGGCTTCGAACTCACGCTCATCAAGGTTGTCTTCGAAGAACTCATTCATAAACGCAAAGCCACGCACTCGTAACTCTGGTCCATAGAAACCTTCGAGTATGCTTTCGCTGATGTAGCGCATCACTCGTTCGTTGCGTCCGTTGCTCATGCCAGACGGTATCTTCTTGGTGGTTGGGAAATGCTCAAGCACATACTTTGCTGTGCGATCCCACTCACTAATAAATTCGTCTGGATGTATGGGGTCTATCGAAGACAGATCGAGCTTGGAGAAAGTGAAGTCTGCTGTAAGACGTTCTTCTTTTAGCTTGGGCTGCCAGTCACGCCACATGGGCATCTCGTCCCAGTCCATGTAGGGTGGGATTGTCCATTCGTAATTGTTAGATGGGGGAAGCAGAGCGTAGCTGCCGTCACCTCTGAAGTCTAAGCCATTTATCTTTGGCCAGTCTGAACCTCTACTGTTTACGCCAGCCCGTGGGCCACGACGTATGCCATCCTTGGGATGTTCAAAGTAAAGGTGAAGACCGCGCTTGGTCTTCACCCTTATTGGACTTTGCATACCCGCTTCTTGGGCAGCGTCCACGGCTTCCTCGTTGTCACAATCGACAACAACGATGCCGCTTATCTCACCTGTAATCACCGCGATGTCATAGTCTGGCCACTTAGTCCACCAGTCTACGACCTCTTCCTCAGTTGGATGCCTTGTTTGAAAATCAGCCCACTTTATTGCAGGTCTTTTGTCACCCTTGATTGGGATAACGGCCCAGCCGCGATCCAAATACTCAAGAGCGGCCTCCATTTTTGTCTTGGTCATCGTCCACCTCGTGAAAGTAAAAGTCTAAGTTAATGTCAGGGTTGGCAGATTTTATTTTCTCCAAGACGGAACTCGAAACGTAGTTACGTTTAACCCATCCATACGGGGCTGTGCGTACTACGCCAGCAATCTCAGCAACCTTGGCTGCTCCACCAAGATCAGAGATCAGTGCCGATATGTTCAATCGCGAAGTCAATTTTTCTACTCCATTTAGTTGACACCTTGTATTATATATACTACACCTTGAGGTGTGACAAGACACCAAACGATATTGTAGCTGGTAAGTCACAGGAGGATACAATGATTGAAAGCGATGAGTGGGATGTCTTTGATAGTATAGGAAAGAAGACGCCCAAACCTTCCGAGCGAAGTAAAACATTAGAGGATTTAGCGAAGCAACACCTTGAGGTGTCAAATCAGCTAGAGGCTCTGACTATTCTCATAGCACAGTTGGAAACAGAAATCGCGCACGTCTTCCCAGAAGAAGCGGGTGAGAAAGCCATATCAACAAACAGCTATGAGGTTATCGTCAACCGTTCTGAACGGTGGACATGGGATAAGGAAGCCTTGGAGAAAGCATTCTCGCAAGGTGAATTGCCCGATCACGTCAAGCGGTCGTTGACCGTAGACAAGCGGAAGTTCCTCAAACTTCCCACAAGCGAGCAGGAGAAGCTGAAATTTGCTCTCACTCGAAAGCTAGACAAACCAAAAGTGAGGGTAATACCACATGTTTAAATTTCCCAAGACGTCATCCATCACAAAGGATGGCCCCACTAAAGTCTTGCTCTATGCCCATCACGGATATGGCAAGACATACCAATGCCGCTTCTATCAGAAGAGATTTGGCAAAGGTCTAATCATCTCAGGCGAAAGCGGACTAAAGTCAGTCGAGGATGTCGACATCGACTACGTTCCTTTCTCGTCTTGGGATGGCAATCACGATCCAGAGGACGGTGTGTACTCATATCGTGGCATCTGTAAAATGATTGCAACCGAGGAGTTCCAGAAAGCAGGGTACAAATGGATTGCCATTGATAGCTTGACTGAACTTGCCGAGCGTTTGATTGAACACTTGGAAGTCGAACACAAGCACAACAGTAATGGCTTCCAACTTTGGGCCGACTACTCACGGATGATGATCGGAACCCTCAAGTGGATACGCGACCTCGACATGCACGTCTATGTCACCTGCCTTGCAGCAGAGGAACAAGACGCAAATGATGTGACCCAGTATTGGCCATTCGTTAAAGGCCAGAAGGTGTCGAAGCAAATTCCTGCACTGTTCGATCACGTCTTGTGCGGCGTTCGCACAACCGAAAAGAACGATCAAGGGATGCCCAAGGTCTCACGATACGTCGTGACTGATGAGGCCAGTGGTTGGCACGGCAAAGTCCGTGACCCACGTCAACGTCTGAAGCCATACGAAAAGGTGGACGACGTAACAGAACTTCTATCTCGAATGTCTATGCCAGACGACGAGTGGGAGAAATATCAATCGGCTCAATCTGACAAAAAGACAGGAGATGAAAAATGAGTTGGAGTGGTTTTGGAGAACTAGACCTATCGAAGGTTGAACAGAGTGAAGGCTCACAGCGTCTGGCTGTTGGGAACTACACGGTAAAATGTACGTCGGCAAAAGTAGAAAGTTTTGGTGACAAGGAGCAACACAAGCGTGTGGTTGCAGACTTCAAAGATGTTGATGGGTCTGGTGACATTCGCTTTAATTTCAACGTGCATCATACCAATGACCAGACGGTCGAGATTGGTTTGCGTCAGTTGAAATCCTTTCTTCTGGCAGGAGATCACCCAACGCCAGACAATCCATCAGACGTAACAACTTTGGTTGGTCTGTCGTGCGATGTGTATGTCGGCATGGGCAAGCCATGGAAGGGAACGGACGGGAACGAACGTCAGCAGACTGAGATTAAATCGTTCAAGCCATCAGGGGGTGGCGACAAAGAAGGCAAGTCAGGTGGAACTGCTAAGAAACTGGACGACGAAATCCCGTTTTAAATGCCATACAGAGGGGGGCAGCTTGCCCCTCTCTTAAATTATAAACATAGGGCGCGAAGCAGTGCAGGTTAAAACAGCAGAAGAAGTGGTCTTCGCAATCGACGAAGGTTACGACAATGACAAACGAGAAGAAAAAGCCAGAGAATACATTGGCGCGTCAATTATCGGACACGCCTGTGATGCCGCAATCGCTTTCAACTTGCGCGGATTTCCAAATGTTGAGCCAGACCCTCGCCTCAAGCGCATATTCCAGTTGGGCCACATCCTTGAAGACGAAGTCGTCAAAGACCTAAAGAGGAAGGCTGACATCCGCGTCTGGGAAGTCGACGGCCTTACAAACAGACAGCATACATACGAAGCGTGGGGTGGTCACATCGTCTGCCATATGGACGGCCACGTTGAGTTGGATGATGGCATCGTCCGCGTCTTGGAAATCAAGTCGATGAACGATGCAAGTTTCAACAAGTTTAAAAAGAATGGGGTGAAGTCATCTCACCCACAATATTTCGGACAGGTGCAGATGATGATGGGCATGTCCGATATGACGCAGACTTTGTTCATAGCCATCAACAAGAACAACTGCGACTATCATGCGGAGCTAGTAAATTATGACGAATTTGAGTTTGCTCACATCAAAGAGCGGATCGAAAGATCAATCCTTGGTAAGTCAAGAAAGATCAGCGACGACGGGACTGATTGGAGATGCAAGGGATGCTTCAAACGTGGCGTATGTTGGGAAGGTATGGACGTTCCAGTACGATGCGGAACGTGTCGCTTTTCTTCCGCACACCCAAGTGGCGCTTGGCACTGTGACAAACACGACAAAGAAGCCAGTGGACCGTGCGACGACTACGAAGTCTACGAGCCGTTGCCGAAGGAATAGCCGTATGAAATTCAAGGATATACTGGAAGAGTTCACAAAGCTGTCTCAGAAAAGGTCTGCCATTCTGAAAGATGTCAATGACATGGAAGACGAAGTAATGAGTATTTCAGAACGCATTTTTGATCTGCAAGAAGCAAACCCTCAGACGAGCGACGAGATCGTGAAAGCAAAGGACAAGCGCAAGCGTGTTCGTAGTGACATTTCGCAACGCAAGCATGACGTGCGTCTGGTTGAGGCTGAGATTGATGCACTCAAGATGCGGTTCAAGTGGCTTGTAGATTATGAGGCAACCAATGAACAGGACTGAATTTTTAGAGAAAGCTGGCGAGTATATTAACGGCCAACGCGCTCAAGATTATGGAGACGCACACGATAACTTCGACCGTATAGCGGAAGGGTGGAATATTATTCTTCGATCTGCGCTTACGACCCATGGCTACCTTTCCGCGCAACACGTTGCGCTTATGCTAGACTGGATGAAGACGTCCAGATTATTAAACTCTCTGGACCATTCGGATAGTTGGATCGACAAGTGTGGCTACAGCGCACTAGGTGGAGAGTTTATAACCAATGAGGCAGAACGTCAGTCCCGCCTCAATGAAGCTCTCGGAAAAACTAAAGCCTGATTTGGAAGTGTGGCCCATCCGTGAAGGGCGTGCGGCCCTGCGACCTGCGTAGATCAACGTATTCGTTGTACGCTTTCTTCATGTCTCCATCGTACTCACACATGTCTGGGATGTGCCACGCGCTGCCCCACTGCAACTTGATGCCGCCGACTTCTCTCATTGCTGAGATCAATGCGTCACCAATCTTGAAGTAGTATGGCATTTCCCAGACGACGTCTGATCCATCATAGGCCACGCAGTCTATAGCGTGAGACATACCGTCTTTGGTGCGATCCCAATCCCAATCCCAATCAATCAGGTGGTAAGACTGCTTCGTCTTTGACCTACCCTTGCGGATGTTCTCCATCTGTTGTGCCAGTGTTCGAGTGCCGCATGTGACACCGAAGTCAACCTCACAACGCTCAAGACCTTTGTGTGCTGCTTCTACCAGTGAAGGGTGTACACCTTCCAGCATTCGCAAACTTCTTCCGCCAAATTTCCAACTCATAACTTGCTCCTTATTTTTTACCCATAAACATTTTGGTTCCACGAATGCCAACTGCTGCTAGGCAGACGACGTAAACTAGGTACTGATACCATTCGGGGAGTTCGTTCAGACGTTCGAAGCCCGTCTTGACGACGTCTTCAAAGCCTGGGACAAAACAAAGCACGACAGGAATGAGTACGATTACAGTTACAACCTCGTCTTTCCACGAGTTCTGCGTGCCTTCTGCCATGATCCGTTCCCAGTCAGCGACCGAGGTCTTTTCTGACAAGAGAATTTTCGCTTTCGCTTCTGCCTCAGTTAGCTTTAGCTTTGCTTCGGCTGCCTGCTTTGTTGTCTTTGCGTCTAGCCAACTGCCAGCCAGACTTGCGATAGGTCCGAGAATTGCTTGTATCATTTCTCATGTCCTAACCAGACGGCGAATGCACCTGTCATTGCGCCAGTAACTGTTGCAGTAAGGGCTGTGGCCTGCGATGTCATTGCGTCTGGCGGCAGGTCCATGAACCACCACAAGACTTCAATGTACATCCACGTCATCACTGCCATCATTATTCTTGGCAGTAGTTTCCACGCCAGTATTTTTTCCATAGCTATTGCCATTGCGTTGCTCCTTTGCGTATTTGATGGCAGCCTTCTTGTCTCTTGAGATGACGACAATTCTTCCGCTACCGTCGTATATCCTCCACTTTCCTTTTCGTTCGGTTATCCACACCCATTACTTCCAACCGCTACTCCAGCTTGTCTGCCATGGGTTTTTCTTGCGTCTGCCGCTATCAGGTTCCCCTGCTAGGGTGTCGACGATGCCCTCTCGTGCGGCTCGAATGCCGCCAACAACTGGTATCCTTGTGGCCATTTCGCGAACTGCGCTGCGCTCTTTGGCGTTGCTGTTGTCTCCGCCAACCATCGCGTCCTTGGCCCCAGCGCCTACGTCTACGGCAGACATGAACGCACCGAAGGATGGGCCAGCTATCGTGGATGCGATACGGATTTTACCGTATGCACCGTTGTCTACTTGAGTAACTGCGCTGTGCATGACGTCGCCGATAAGACCGAGGCCACCCATCATCATCATCCCTTCAACATACCAGCCAAGGAAGTCTTGCTCGTTGCCGTGGACTTTCTCGTCGTAGCCAAGAGCTTTGAGGATGTTGCGACGGCGTAGCTCTGGGCTGCGCTCGTCGTCACCACCGCGCATCTGCACGATGTCTTTGGCTGCCAGCGCACCCATACCGAAGGCAGGTCCGAGAGTTGCGAAGTATGCCAGAGGTTTGACGTTGCCTTTCATAGCCTCGTCCACGACGTGCTTGCCAAGACGTGTCATCATTAGTGGGAATGACTTCAGTTGGAAGATCATCGAACCCCATGGCGTTTGCGCCCATAGCGGGATGTCGTTTGGATTTGGCTGGAAGATCGCTTCGTCTGCAAACTTTATGAGAGCCTGTCCCAAAGCAGGGTCACTGCCCATCAACTTGCGATCCCCAAGACTGATGCCCTTGTTCACACCACTTGGTAGGTAATCACCAAGGCCATATGTGTTGAGGAAGCGTGCTGCTGTCTTGTATTGCACAGGCTGCTCGCCGATTGGCAAACCTTCTTTGTAGTGCTTGCGAGCTTTGCGCTGCATTGTCTTCATCGCTTCGTAGCCAGTGGCACCTGCGATCTGACGGTTCATGTCAGTCCAAGGCGTTAGCATTGTGGCGTTGAAGAATGCGTTGGTCAGCTTGCCATCAACCGCACCATACATGTGAACCATGCGCTCGTGGACGATGTTCTCCATTGCGACGCCAGTATCGTGGATGAACTGTGCGTATTCTGGATCGGTCTTCCACTTGTGTACGCCCTTCGCCCAGTCTGTGAATGAACCAGAACGGATGATTGGTAGCACCAAGTCACCCAAAGACGTCAGGGTCGTGAAGCCAAGCAGTGTGACGCTGTTGAAGCTGCGCATTGCACGGCTGAAGTTCATCATGCCGCGAGAACCAGTGCCAGTTTGTGGCTTCTTCATGGCGACGCGCATAGAGTTTTCCATAAACTCGAAGTCACTTGGCTTCCAGTTTACCTTCTGACCTTTGTAGTCTGTCAGTGCGCCAATGATTGCGTCTGCACGGCGCTTGTATGCCAGCGGGATTGTCCCGTCTGGGTCCATCGGAGCGATGGTCTCCAGCATTTTGCGAGCAGCGCCTGCGCCCTCGTCGTTACTGACGCGGATCAGGTTGTCCACAAACTCTGCGGCTTGTCCCTCTTTCCCTTCGAATGGCATACGAACGACGTCTGACAGAGTGGCGTACTCTGGGTATCCGCTTTCGCTGATCGCTCGGATGTCCTTGCGGAAGTCTTTCGCTGTCGTCAGCAGACGAATGATACCCTCGCGACCTGCGTCTGCGGCCAGAATGTAGTCGTAGAATGCGTGGCTATTGATCCCCATCTGCTCCGCATGGTTGATGCGGCGTGATGATCCCTCGAAGTATTTAACTAGCAGTGCTTCGAGATCGTCCTCAAGGAACTTCTCTAAGCTGTCCATTGCGGCAGGATACTTCTCTAGTTCAATAATACGACTGAAGTCTACGTTCTCAAACTTCGGATTGCGCGAGCCACCTTGGATCGGAACGAAGACACCATCTGCCCCGTCTTCAGCCAAAGTCGCAAACAGTCCATCCGCAAAATCAGCAGCCTGTTCGTCAGTATAATCGAGAATGCCGTGCGCCGTTTTTTCCATTCGGAAATAGTCAGCCATTGAGGCAAGGAACTCTTGTTTGTTGTCACGAATTTTCTCCTTGTTCCAAACTTGTGGCAGGTAGTTGGGGCCGCGATCCCCGACATACATACCTTTAGCAATCATCTCATCACGTTCGGCAGACAGAGCGTTTCTGATCTGGTTCCACACGGTACGTTCTTGATCTGAAAGGTTCTTCACATAGCGGGTTTCGTTGCCGTCTTTGTCGTATCCACGACGCAAAGCCTTCACGATGCGCTGATAACTCTTCGGCTGCGCCTGTCCGACACTGCCTGATGCAGCACGCGCCCACGCCCGTACTTTGCCGTCTGCATCTGGCAGCGCACGAAGCTGGTGGTGAATTGGGAAGTATTTAGATGCGAATTTCTGGTGCAGTGATGGGAAGTTATTCTTGTACCAGTCACCAACCCAGTGTGCGCCAAGGTCTTTCATCCGCTGTGACTGTGATTGCAGCCACCAGAATGGTGACGTCTTGCGCATTGCCTGCTCTTCTTTCACATCGAGCTTGCGACCACGGATCATAGACATAATCGCAGACGTCATTGGCGAACTCACGCCGTCACCTTCCATCACCTCGCCAAGAGAGGCAGGGTTGATGTCAGACGGTCTGTTAATTGCACGGTTTGCAAGTGCTTCAGTTACAGAGCCAGCAGTGCCGCGAGGCATAGCCTCAGAGGCACGGTAGAATAGACGGTCATCGAAGTCATCGAACTCGTCTGCATCCACATGCTTGACGTTGGATGTCTCGAATACAGTCAGAGCTTCATATTCGGTCATTGATGCTTCGTAAAACTCACCGTTCGGCATCTGCTCTGTACCTTGAATGCCAAGGCTGTTGCGGTGTGTGGAGCGAATGCCGTCGTAGCCATTGTCGTCAAGGACTTCGTTCAGCATGCGCTGCCCTTCTTCCTTGCTGAAGCCACTTTCGGTGTAGAGTTGAACGATGCGTTGGTACATTTCCTCTCCGTCCAAGCGACGTGAAGACGTGTCACGAGCAAAGCTATCCAGTGCAGTTGGCCTGAAAATTTGCATCATGTCGCCGTGGTCGATGAATATCTTAGCCATCGGGGACGGGATGCCCGCTTCGTTGGGCTGGTAGATCGTTCTGGTGCGGAAGTCCGCAGGGTTCATCACACGCACGAATGTCGGGATAACCATTGGCTCGACGAGAAGGCCGCGCTCGATTAGGTAATCGTTAAGTTCTTTTTCCTCGTCAACAAAGTAATCAATGCGCTCTTTGATAAGGTCGCGCTTCTCTTTCTCTTGGTTGAACTGTGTGAACTCAGAGTATTTACGACGTGCTTTCGATAGAGCCAGACGTGTGTTGATAAGATCGCGAGCAGCGTCGACCATGTAGACCGATGTTTCCTCGTCAATCTTTTCTTCTTCAACCAATCTATTTATCTGGCCTAGCAAGTTTTCGTATGTGGGCTTGCGAGAATAGACCTCAGACGCGACCGCAGCAGACCGTGTCAAGTAGACCCCTGGACCTTTTTGTCCGCGAGCAGACCCGCCAAGAATTACGTCTGGGTTTGTATTGCGCTTGAAAGCCCAGCCGTTTGGTGTGCCGTGGTAAAACTCTAGGAATGTACCGCTGTTTGCGTCGTAGCTCATACCGTCGCCAACAAAGTTGCGTATCTTTGCCAGACGTGCAGATGGGCTATTTGCAATGTGGTCTGCCACAGCATCTGCTGCATAAGATGCGTTCAAACCCTTCGTGCGGCGGATTACTGTAGCCAGTGGTGGTGTAGTGTTTTTCTGGAACATGTCGCCAAACAAGAACAAGCGGCGATACTGCTGCTTGATGTCGTTACGACCAACCATACCGTTCAAGACGTAGGCGATATACTCGATCATCTTGTCCATCGCACGGCTGAATGAGTTGCGCATGCGAAGGTTGCCGATATTGCCATCAAGTGCAGCTTCAAGGATGTCGCCCTTGGCCACGCGCTCTGCCATGTAGTAGGCCAGACCTTCTGAGAACCACTCTTCTGCGAGCAGATCGTCTAGGTTTTCTGTGCGGTCAGCATATTTACTTCCATGTGCTTGCTGGACGCGTTTTTTAGTGACGTCATTTGCCAGTGTGTAGGCTTCGCGGATCGCTGCAATCTCGTCGTCCGCCAGAACACCAGAGCGCACCATGACGTGGCCAATCTCGTGCATCAGATCGAACGGACTTGCCTTGCCTTTGTTGAGGCCAATAGCCATGCGGCGTAGATCGCTGCGCAGCTTCTGGAACTCAGGACCACGGAAGTCTGCAAAGACTGCATTACCCACAATATTCGGGTCTTTGTTTGCAATACGAGCGATGTCTGCCGTCGTCATAATATTGGCTTCACCAAACGCTTTGCGTGACGTTTTGCCCATCAGGTTTAGCATACGATATGCCATGGTGCGGGCGGTGTACTGAATTTCTGGATCACGGTGTGTGATGTAACCCAGTATTTCACGCACAGACGCCCGCGCTGCTGGTGGGATACCATCGCTTTGTGCCAGCCCGACGTTGTCGTCGATCTCTTTCTGAAGAATTTCGTCCTTCAGTATGCGAGGCTGGATGATTTGGATGCCTTCTTTTCTGCGACGCTTGTTAATCTGGCGACGCATCATCTCGGTGATCGCCATGTTCACAGTGTTCTGGTCGCCCGTTTCGAGGCCATTGAGGAATGTCGCCTCAAGCTCGTCGGACTTCATCGCCTTGATCTCTTTGGTGATGCGAGCTTCTTTGTAGGCAGATGCTGGTTGTGATTTGACGCGTTGCATAAGCTCGAATGCGACCTGATCGCCACGCTCTGTGCCTTTGTGTTCGATGAACAACGAGCGCAGTTCGTTAGGCTCTTTTGTCTTCAAGCTCTCTGCAAATGCTGGGTCAACGACGCGGCCAGACTTAGGATTGCGTCTTGTGCGTTTGGCTGCGGGCGTCTTGGTGACGGCTGCCGCTGCTGCATCCGCTGCTTTCTCGATGCGTTGCTTCTTCTTGGCAGCTTTCCGCTTAATTGGGTTTGGTCTTTCAGACGGCTCAACGTCTGTATCCAACTTCGGCGTTGCTGATGGTGGCAGGTCTCCGCTTTCAGCTTTCTTGTATGCCGCTTCCAGACGGGTCTCCATCATATCGAACAGTTTTTCGAGAGACGTATACTGCTTATTGATGGGCTGACCTTTCGGGCCAGCAGGGATGCCGTTGGACGGTTGGAACTTGCCGTTGTAGCCATTGAAGTAGAAGTCACGCAGCATGTCTGCGGCTTCCGTTGGGTCATCGACGGCGGTCAAACCTTCGTCGATCATCCAGCGTGGCATTTCACCCTTGTCGTATGCGTCAAAGTCGAATGGTTTGCCTGACAGGATTTCACTGATGTCATCAATGCGCTGACGGATCATAGATCGCATTGGGATCAGAGGCATCAGAGTGCCAGTTGTGCCGCGCTTCATTGCGATGTGTACGCGAGGTGCCAGTGTGAGTAGCGTTTCGACGATAGTACGAGATGCGTTGACAATACCTTCAGGGCTGTCATCGAAGATGGCATCCTTCAGGTCTTGTCGGTCCATCTTGATCTGCGCGTAGCGACGGTTGTAGGTCTTGCCCGCGTCCGTCTTGGCCACTGCGTCTTTACCCATCGCGAATGCACCGCTTTCCTCGTCTGGGAGGATTTTTGCAAACATCGGCTCTAGGTCAGGGTCGATCATCACGCCACCAAAGTAGCGGTCGAACACTGCTTGGATGTACTTTGTTACGCGACGCCAGTAGCTTTCGGATGCAGTTGCATAGCCCTTGATCTTGTTGGCCATGAAGACTTCGAACTGGTTGGCAAACAGTTCGGCTGGTGCCTCAAGTGCGTTGTTGAGCGGCACGCCTTTCTCGTCGACCTTCGGGACACTTGCGACCAGTAGATCAATGTCTAGCTTGCCGTCGTCTGTGTAGTATTTGTCCATCGACTTCCAGAAGTCGGCACGATCTTTGTGGGTAAGAATGTTGTAGTAAGCCCAGTGCGCCATCTCATGGTAGAACGTCATCAGACGTGGGTTCGGATACACTTTGGTTGGGGTCGGGACGACGCCAACACGCTGTGCTACACCCAAGTCAGAGATAGCAGTCACACCATCGCCATCACTCTTCGGCACGCGGAACTCATATACGCCAGTCATAGTCGGGCTAGGTGTCGATGTGCCTAGTTCAGGTGCGACGGCTCTATCGCCACCCATGCGTGTCAGGAACTCTCGCGCATGTTGGAGTTCATCAGTGCCGACACCAGCGAAGATCGCATCTAGTTTACGCATCGCATCAGCACGTTTGGCATTTGGAATTTTAATGCCATTTGGTGCTACACGATCCATGACCTCGTTCAGCGACTTGATAGCCTCACCGATTGCGCGGTGTTCGTTGAGGTTTTTCTGCCAGCGTGTGCTGTTTAGAGCCATCTCGTAATAAAGAAGGTCAGCGACAGTGACCTCGTCGATCTTCTTGATATGGTCTGTCTTTTTGCCTGCGTATAAGATTGCCGCTGTTTCTTTCTCGGTCAGCGTTGTGTCTGCTGTTAGCTCGATGAAACTCGCTTCGACTTGGGTCATCGGGCGGCCAAGACTTGTTTCGTAGCCAGCTTCGTTTAGTGCCGCGTCTGGCGGAATGCCTTCCATTTCTGCGCGGGCATCGTCAGATGTTGCTTCCCACAAGTCGCGCAGTTTGCGCTGGTTGTTCGTGAAGCGGCTTCGATCTGCATACTTTACTTCCCATCCGTCTAGGTCTTTGCCTAAAACCGCAGAGATATTCTTTCCAGCGTCTGCCTGCTTGGGGTCGACCATGCGGATAAGCGGGCCGCCGTCCTTGCCCTTGCGAGTTTTGTGCTTGGCGATTGCCAGCTTTGCGCCACGAACCAGTGGCAGCTTTTCGATAGCTGGTGCCTTGGCTGTCGTTCCTCCGTCGCGAACCGCCTGCAATGCGCGGCGGAATGCCTCTGGATCGTCGCCGAACTCGTCGAGAAGTTTCTTGATGTTGTTCTGCGCTGGACCTGTGTCCGTTACTTTGGGCATCGAGCGGTCTTTGCGGCCATCACCACGCGCTTCGATTGCCAGTTCCATGCTATCGTATGCGCGACGGGTGTAGCCGTCTGCATATGCGACTGTGCCTTTTGGAACCTGCACCTTGCCAGTACGGGTCATAATAGTTTCTGGGCCAAGCGTCGTGTAGGCCACGATGTCTGGACCTTTACCGCTGCGTGCTTCGATGATTGCTGCTTCGAAGCCAAACTCGCTGCGCTTTACGCGCATGTCGCGGGTTGTTGTGTAGTCGCTGCCTTTGCCAATGGGGGTGCCACGACGCAGAAAGCCTTGGATACGTCCAGCTACGTTGCGGCCAGCAGTTGTAAACTTCTTCGCGTCTTCGATGCTTTCGCCAGTGCCACGGACGGGTTGAGTATCTGCGCCGCGCTGCGCTTTGATCTCGCCTGTCGCAATTTCTGTCGCGAGATCGGCACCCATCCCAGGCTGTTGACGACGCAGTTCTTTCGCACGACGCTCAATCTTCTTGAGTTCCGTCTTGGTAAAATCGACAGAACCAAGAGAGACTTCTGGGCCATCGTCTGGCATGACATCTGTTAGGTGATCGAACAGAGCCAAAATGTCTGCGTCTTCAGACTTGGAGGAGCGAGCCAGCATTGCAACGGCTTGGCGCAATGCGTCTAGGTCTTCCTCCGCACCGATAAGATCAAGTGCATCGTCTAGTTCTTGGCGAACCTGTGCTGCGTATGCGTCAGGCTCTGCGTCTGGTGCGCGAGCAGCAATCGCCTTGTTGACCTGCGCTTTTGTGACCTTGCCAGTCTTGCTGCGCTTGGGTGGCGTAATGCTGTTCGGGTCAATACCAGCGAAAAGAGCTTGGCCACGCAGTGGATCGGTAGACACTTCCTGTCTTGGGGCTGGAGTTTCAACCGCTACAGGGTCAGGGCCAACGGCTGATGGTAGTTCGTCGTCTGTCTTTTTGGCTGACAGTTCATCAATAATAGGCTTGAGTTTGGCGCGTAGGTCTTTGACGCTCTTTTGGGTCAATATGTTGCCACGCTTGCCAACTTTGATCTCGCCATTTGCAACCATGACAGACAGGTCGTACTCGTTCATACCTGCCTGTTCGAGCAAGTTGCGAACGCTGTCGCGCTGGGCGTCTGAGCGATACTTAAACTCAGGGAAGCCTTCCGCTTCTGGTTCTGCGCCATCCAACGGCTCGGTGGTTGGTGACGTTTCGATAGGTGAGGCGGCTGCATCAGGGCCATCAGGGGGTGGAGCATCTTCCCCACCTGTCGCAACCGCCTCGTCAGCCGCTGCTTCTGGTGGAGTTTCCGCTGCGGCTTCTACTTCTTGCGCTCTATCAGCTTCGACACGCGCCTGTATTTCGTCGATGCGTGCGTTCACTGCATCTACGTCTGAGGCATCTTCGACTGTGCTGACGAGTTCGCGCCATTCGGAGAAGTCGCGTTCGTATTCTTTTGTTCGACGTGAGTGCCGCGCCCTTTGTTGGCTATCGTTTGTTCCGCCGAAATTGATGATGTCAGCTTCCTCTTTTGCAAGGCGCTGGGTCATCGGAATTAGTCGTGTTGCAGCTTCTAGTCGTTGCTGCATTGCCTCAATAACTTCTGGGTCCGCCCCGTCTGCACGCAACTCATCGACGCGATCACGAAGTGCATCGCGGACTGCTGTTGCACGGGCAGTCTGCTCCTGCCATTTGGCATCACGCTGCTGTTCGGGTGTTAATTCGGGTGTCTCTTCCGCCGCTTCGTCTGACTGCCTGCCGTCTGGCATCTGGAAGTCTGGCATTTCACGAGGAATGCGCTGTTGAACTTGCTGATTGGTTAGGCCGCCGATTTCTTCTGGGCTGTAGCCAAGACGTCCTAGTGTTTCAGCTTGCTGTGCGCCTGTGCGGGAAGCTAATGCACCAGCGCCCGCACCGATTGCGCCACCGACTGTACCGCCAAGACCAGCACCGATTGCTGTCGCACCAGCCAGTTCGCCTGTACTAAAGTTGTCGCGAAGGCCAAGCTGTACGTCGCGGACTTGGCTCGCTGCGTTTACGATTGCTTCTTGGCCACCAGAAATTGCTGCTTCGGATAGCGCACCAGACCTTGCACCTGCTCTGATACCTGCACCTGTTGCGCTTCGTCCTGCTGCTGCCGCACCACGAGCCGCCGCTGCACCCTTCGCATATGCGTTGACCCCTGGAATTAGGTTGATCGGGTCTGCGAGAATTGCACCAGTTGCGTCTGATGCTGCTGCCATAAAGCCACGGCCACCTTCTTGCCAGAAGTTTGGCAATGATCGCCATGCTTGCTGTAGGCGATTTAGACGCTGCTTTTGCTCAGTGTTTGCTGTACCAGCTTCGATAGCTGACCCGATTGCACTGACCGTGTTTAGGTCATCCCATGTGTTGTCCGAATAGAAGCGGTCAATAAGCTCTTCTTCTGTTAGGAAGCGAGCGCCTTTGCTTTCATAATATTCTCGTAGATCATTAAGAAACGAAGGGCTGCGAAGCAAATCGGTGCCACTTGTATTTGATAGATAATCGACAGCTTCAGAAGGCTGTGCAGATGGGTCGACAAGCGCGGGGGCGTCGGGCAGATATTTCATTGCGGCGGTTCTCCAGTTATCCGTTAGCAATCACGCCTATGATAACTGGAGAGGTCGCAAGGTGTCGTCCTTACTGAGGAAGTCTTATTTGTCTATCGTTCGCTAGTGCATCCAGAACTGGATCATATTTCTGAGATAGCATTTCAGATGTCATGTTTTGGAAGTCGACCAACATCTGAGCGTAAAGTTGTGGGTTCATGTTCTTCAGGTGTCGACCATACTCTTGTAGTCTGTCGAAGCGTGGCTCAACCCATTCACGACGATCTTGAACACCTTGCGCATCAGCTTCATTCATCACGCCTTCTTCTGCAATCCAGCGAAGACCTGCATAAATTGGACTTGTAATCCAACCAACTGCACCCGCTGGACGCATGTTTACGCTGCTGCGGATTTCGTTGCCTACGCCGTAGACTTCTTCCACACCTTCACTAACTGATCTGCTGATTGAGGACTGGTCTTCAGACGGTGCATCAACAGTCTGGTTAGATGGAACAGGTTCTGGCTGTGTATTCGCACGCTCATTAGCATCTTCAATAGCTTGGTCGATAAGCGTTGATAGTTCCGCAATCTGTACATTTGTTGGCTGGATAATTTGGTTATCCACTTGCGATTGGTTCCAACCACCTGAGTTATAATAGAGCCAACTGCGTTCGGAACGCTGCCTTGCAGACATCTCTGCTTTAACTGCGTCTGGTACAGTTGAGATAGTTTGCTTGAGGCGCATGAGTTCAGAGGCCAGAAGTTGTGGGTTCTGCCCGTATGCAGATAGCATTTCATTGAACCGCTCGCGGTATCCGTTGATCGCTGTTGTGATGCCGTCTGTTTCGCTGGCAATCCAATCGTTAAATGTCTGCGGTTGGTAAAGTCCATTCACCTCACGCTGCTGCTGAATGAAGCGGTCGCGTGTTTCTTCGATGTTTGACGTAAATCCTTGCGCTTCCAGTTGTTGCAGGATGTAATTTACTGCGACCGCTGGGTTGTTTTCAGCAGAAGCGCGTGTTTCTTCGTCCATCGCAGAATTGATTTGGAATACTGCGTTCGCAAGCTGTGGCGAGTAAGCGTACTTTTGACCAAGCTGCATGCCCAAAGTTCCAGCAACTTGCTCTGAGAAATAGTTCTTGAGAACTTCCGTAAGACGCTCTTGGTTGTTTGCCACAAATGTACGCGAGACTTCAGATAGAGACTTATCAAGCTCCTGAGATTGAGTTTGGTAATTTTCTTCCTGTACATCGCGCTCGGAACTTACATAGCGTTCGATGTCAGCCTCAAATGCAAGCTCTGGATTTGCTTTAATCTGTTCACGAGTTTTGCCATATAGACGCTGGAAGTCTGCATCCGTTAAGTGGCGGTCAGCCACATCGAACATAGCGGCAAGAGCTTGCTTGTTATTGCCATCGCGTAGGAAGCGTTGCACGCGAGCGTTGCTTTCCCACCCATCAATCATTGTATTGACGCGTCCTTGAGCAGCGACTTCTTCTGCCTCGTCACGTTGCTGAACAACGCGGGCTGACATTTCTACGAAGTTCGACAAGTCGTAATCTTTGAGCTTACCATCTTTACCGATCAGGTTGTCTGCCATAGGAGTTTTTCTGATGTAGTTAATAACAGCTTCCTCTGGATCGAGACCTTCCATTGCTGCTGCGTTCGCAGCATCTTGCATGCGAGCATTATTAGCCTGCCACCATTCAGTCATTTTCATCCTGACTTGGCGCTCTGCGGCTGTAATAAATGGTTGTATCTGGCTTTCTGGAATGCCGAAGAAAGATGACATAGCGGCAGGGTCAAGACTTTCGAGACTATATTCGTTCATCGACAGGTAGTTCTGTAGTGCTGGCATCGTCTCAGCCAGACGGCGGCCTATAAGCAAGTCGCGGTTTTGGATGGTGAAGCGATTGCGCAGGTTCATGCCGTTCACAATCTGTTGACCGTTGGGGCCAAGTGATTGGACGAATGCGTCGTATGCTGCGTCGAAGTTGTCGTCATTCATCCCCAACACAGTTTTGTCAGCCATAGCTTCGAGGGTAGATAAGTCTGCTGCGCGACGTCTAAAGTTCTCAGACGTTTGCTCTAGCAGGCGTTGTTGCTTTCTTGCCGCGCCTTGGTCTGCCAGACTTTGCAAGACGTCTTGGGATGGTGCGCCACCTCGCACATAGTTCGAGCCAAGACCGCTGCCTGCCATACTGTCGATGAATGCTTGGAAGTCTTGAACTGTGGCTTCTGGATTGGACGCCTGAAACTGCTGGAACGCTTGGGCTAGTTCGCGGCGTTGACGGTTCCGCTTTTCTCTATTGTCTCGCGCCCCTCGTGATGCGTAGTCAAAAAACATTATGTCGTTCCTCCAGCCCAACTTGGTAATTTAGAACTGAACCAAGTGCTAAACTTGTCATATCCGCCACCTGCATCTATATCACCAGCCAGATCATCTAACAGCCCGCCGAAGTTAGAGCTTGCGTCAGACAGTCTGTTATAACCTTGGTTATACTGTCCCATCAGGCCGCTAATGTAACTGTTCTGATAACTGTTCGCGTTGCCCAGATATGTCATTGGGTTGGTTAGGGTCTGATTATATGGAGCCATGACTGAAGAGCCGATGTTCAAGCCAGCAGTAGACGCGGCAGACACTGGGTTCAGTGTGCCAGCATAGTTGCCGCCAATGTTGCCGTCATAGATTGAAGAGCCAATAGCTACTGGTGAGCTATAGTTGTTGCCGCTCTTGATGCCAGACATAAGGTTCATCAGGTTAAAGTCGTAGTTGGACATGCCAGACGTCATCGCGTTCGATGCGTCGTATAGGCCAGAGTTTACGGCGATTGGCGCTCGGTAGTTGTTTGCGCTTGTGATGTTGCGATCTAGGATGCCAGAGCCGATAGCGGATGCCATCTGATACGCACCAGTTGCGCTTGGTAGAGAGCGCAGGTTCTGCAAGATGCCAAGCTCTGCACCGCCGATGTTGGCAGCTTCGCCAAGCATTGCTGTGCGACGATCCATAATGTTGCCGACATTGCGTGCCATTGCGTCGCTGCGGCCAGAGATGTAGCCCATTGCGTCGTCGTAAGCACGGCTGCGTGCGTTCTGATATTCCTTCGCCAGACGTTCTGCGATCTCGCCACGGCGCTGGGTGCCGCCAGTTGATACGTCGATGCCAGCGCGGATGAGGTCTGCCTCGTTGACTGAAGCGACGGCTTCCGCTGCGCGGTCAACGTCTGACATGTACTCGCCAGTTCGACGTGCAACTTCAGCGTCAATCATCTCTGGTGTGATCTGCTCGATCTCTGGGACGTAGCCAAGTTGGGCTGCCGTTGCTTCCAGTCTGCTTTGTAAGTCGTCTGCTCCCGCTAAGATTTGACCTCGGATAGCCATCTCTTCGTCGCGCTCTGCTTGAGCCTGACGGAGATAGTCTTCGTACTGATCGACGACGAACTGACGTTCGTCTGCGCGGGTCTCACGGTCTTCGAGGAAGCGAGCCATTTGCTCGTCACGCTCTGCACCCGCTACGTCTTGGGCTTGCCCTAAAAGCATTTTAGCGAACTCTCGTTCGCTTGCCACTAGGTCTCTGTTTCGTGCAGCTTCGCGTAAGCGATATAGCTGCATCTCTCGTGCCTCATCATCCATCAATGCTTGGCGCTCTGCCAGACGATCTGCCTCGTCTTGGTAGATGCCCATTGTGAAGTCACGCTCACCTGCTGCAATATCTTGCGCAATGCGTAGCTGCTCTAAAGCAAAACGCCGTTCATCGGCGCGAAGGTTTTGGTTTTGAAGAAGCTGCTGGAGTTGGAATGCACGCTGTCGTGCAGCGTCTCGGTCAAGAAGTTGCTGTCTGTCTATGCCGTACTGGCGTTCTGACCCGATTGTATCGAGGTAGTTAAACAGTTGGTCTTCTGCAAAGTCACGCTCCCCGCTGCGCGTCAGGCGGTCGAGAAGTTCGCGCTGGCGTATGTATTCATTTTCCTCGGCTTGCAGACGCATCGCGTCTAGGTAAGAGCCGTACTGCTGGTTGTACTGGTCACGCTGCAAAGCCATAGCTTCGTACTGAGCGCGTATGCCGTCTCGGTACTGCTGGCCCGCTTGCATCATGCCAAGCGTACCCATGCCTATTTGGAGCATTGAGGAAAATGACATCTACTTACTCCTTTTATCCAACGCGAATTACATTGCTGCTAAATGCGTTTGGATTTTGCGAAAAGTCTTCTTCTTCTTCGTTGTTCTGTATCATGGCCATGAACTGCTCCATGGACATCGGATCAATCTGAGACAGACTGTCGAACTGCGGTAGACCAAATGCGTTCAGCGCGTTCAGAAGAGCTTCTTGTGCGCTGCTCCGACGTGCTGCCACGTTCTGAGCGTCTTGCTCTAGGCGGTTGCGTTCGCCATACAGACGGTCTTGTAGCTGATCGAGTTCATCCATCGCGACTTGTGCGTTGTATAATTCGATCTCTGCTTGCTGCGCGTCTAGGCTGCCAAGGTCGCCTTCCAGATCGCCAAGGCCATAGTATGTGGCGTTGTTGACCTGTTCGAGAAGCCCTTGTGCCTTGGTCTCTAGCTCGTTGCGATATGTGTTAAGTTCTTCCAGACGTGTGTCGATTTCTCCAATGGCTGTGTCGACGTTGCCTTGGATGTCATCTACGCGGCCACCTGAAAAGCGAGCCAATTCACGATTAAGGTCTGACAGTTCGCCCCGTGCATCGCGCATTCCTGTTTCGTCGTATAATTCGAGACCCGCTGCACCCTCAGAGATGCCAGAGATTGGGTTGTTGATTGCATCTAGTGCTTCGCCACGACGAGAGTATAGGTCTGCAATGTCTGTACCTGCCTGATCTCTAAACTCTTGGGTATCGCCAAAGTCAAAGTCGAGTAGCGAGGTGAAGCCACCAATGTCTGCGTTAAGGTTGTCAAGGTCTTCCTGTAGGGCGTCGATGCCAGCTTTGCTGTAGATGCCTGTGCTGTCAGCTAGGCGATCAAGCGATTGCGCTGTGCGCAGGTAGTCGCGTTGTGCATCTTCGATGCGGCCCTCTTCAAGCTGACGTTCAAGGAACAGGTCGCCAAGATCGCCTTCTACGTCGCCCAAGTTTCTAAGCTGTGCTTCAAAGTCGAAGTCTAATTCACTGTCGAAGTTGCGAGCTTCTTTTTGGCGTGCATCAATTAACTCTTGCAGTGCATTCATCTCGTCGATGTTTGCAATGTTGTAACCGCCAAGATCGTCTGCATATTGAGAAGCAAAGCCAGTTAAGTCGTTTCCAAACTGGTCGATACGGTCAAGTTCGGCAGTACGGGCTGTTCTTAGTCCTTCAAGTGCAGCTTGTGCCTCGGCGGCTTTTGTATTCGCTTCGCTGAAGTCGAAATCTAGCAAGCTCTCAAAGTCGGCAATTCCACTGTTAAAGTCCTCAAGGTCATAGCCAAGCTGGTTCATGCTGTCGATGTCAGCAATACCAAGACTGTCGGAGAAGCGATCAAGAGATGTAGCAGTTCGCAGTGCCTTACGCTCTGCGTCTGAGATACGATCAAGCTCGTCGGATCGGTCATCAAGCAATCCTTGAACGCCTGCTTCAGTTTGACCAAGGCTTTGAAGCTGTTTCGAGAAGTCAAAGTCTAGCTCACTGTCAAAGTCCATCGCCGCATCTTGCTGCGCGTCGATCAAATCTTGCAGGTTATTTAGATCATCGAGGTTTGTGATGTTATAGCCAGACAGGTTATCGGCGTATGTTCCTGCGGTCGTACCTAATGTGTTCGCGAAATTGTCGATACGCGTCTGTTCTGTGTCTCTTTCATTGCGCAAACCTGTGATCGCATTGGTTATTCCGCTGCTATCAAAGTTGAGGCCGCCCGTTTGGTCGAGAATATCAGACGAGAATGTATCGTAGCTACGCTGCAAGTCAGCTAGTTGGTCTTCATAACCACCCAGCATGTCTGTATCGCCTATTCCAAGACGACCAACATCGCGGCCAAGCTGGCCAAGGTCGAAGTCTAGGTCCGATTGGAAGTTCGAAATGCGGCTTTCTTCATTACGACGGTCACGGCTCAAGCCTTGCAGAGAAGAGCGTAAGTCTGAGATTGTGTCGAGATAGCCACTGACGTTTCCAGTGTTGGCTGTTCCGAGTGTAGGGATGTCGTCAACTGTGGCAGTGCCATCGTCTGTGGTTAGAATACTGCTGAATGTCGGGCGATCCGCATCAAAAGACAAGTTGTTTAGGTTACTCTCCATTGTGCTGAGAGAGTTCATCAAGGCGTCATACTGGTTTTCGTTAGCCGCTGTTGTAGGGTCGTCATACAAATCGGCGATTGTGAGGCCACCGATTGTGTTCGTGAAACCTGTTAGGCCAGAAACTGTGTTTGCGAGGTTCGTATTGTAGGTATCGACCGCTGTGTTGTAGGTGTCGGCAAGACCTGAATACTCTGTTTCGCGAGCGTCGACTGCTTCTGACAGACGTTTAAGGCGGGCAGCTTCCTTCGCTTCCGCTTCTTTCTTTGCTTTTCGGTTTTTGCTGCTTTCGTTTACCGCAACGCCACCACCGACCACAACAAGGGCTGTTACTGGATCAGGCATGATTGAACTCCTTTAAGTAGTCCTCAAGTTTTTCGCCGTATAAAGCCAGAACGGTGGGAGCCGCCTTGATCGCTGCTTCATAGCCATGGCAAAGCTGGACGATTATAAGTACAAGGTCATAGTAACCAGCCCGCCAGACGTAACTACGGGCGTCTGCTTTTCCGTCTTGCTCGACTTTGTCAGACCCCTGCCACTTCAGGATTTGCGTTGCGATTACTGGGATGAGTGTTTTTACGTTGGACGCATAGAATGGGTTCATCGGCATGCCGACAAGGGTAGACCATAGAACACGGTCAAGATTGTCGCGTGAGACCTCGTCGCCATCGGCGACGTCATCAAACATTTGTATGCAGAACCACATATCAATCAAGAAGTCGGATGCAGATTTAGGAAGACGCAAAGCATCGAAGCTGGCACGCAGTGCCGCTTCGTATGCTTGCTCTACCTTTGTCTGCTTCCTATCCTTCATTTAAGCTCCTAGCTGGCCACCACACTGACCGCGAGGGTGACTTCAAGTTGGGATGTCGATGATACGTTCGTCACAAGGAAACCAATCTCGTGAGAGACAGTTGTTGCGTCGATTTCCAGTGGTGTGCCAAGTACGCTTTCGTTCACGACAGAAGACGCGCTAAATGTTGAGCCATAGCCAGTTCCGTCGAAAGCGATTTGGACGGTACATGTGCCAGACGTCGTCTGGATGGAGATGCCATCAACCCGTAGCTTCTGGCGATAGATGCGTTTGATAGCATAGTTTTGAGCGGCAGGCGTCGCGACATTTAGATAGAGGCTGTCTGAGGAGAGAACTTCTGGCAACTGCGATGAGGGAAGGCGGCCAGAACTATCTAATGACGCGACGCCATTGGCTGCGCCCTTTTGTGTGACAGGTACGACTGAGGAGAGGTCGACCGTGCCATACTCTAGCGCTGTACCAGTACCGTTCACCTTAACAAACTGACCAGAATTGGCTGTTGTAAAGGTCGGGAGGGAACTGTCTGGTGACGTGCGCAGCCATTGGGTTCCGTCATAGAACTTTAGCTGGTTGGGCGTTACAGACGTGTCGTGCCACAAGTCGCCAGTTGCTACGGATGTCGGACTAGATGATGAGACCGTGATCTTTGCTTTTTCGCCAAGGTTCGATACAAGGTTTGAAACCTTTGCTTGGGCAATGTCGCCGTCTGCGATTGTAATCTTGTCGAAGCGGATCAAGCCAGACGCGGTATTGACGTAGTTCTCTTCGAACATCATGCCAGTCACAGCCTGAACAGAGGTGTTTTCAACTGTTAGAATTGTGACTGTGTTACCAGATGGAACAGCCGTTGTGAATGTGACCGTATTGTTCGCTGGCTGTAGCGTGTAGTCGTTCGCACCACCTTCACGTTGCAAGATACCGTTTTTATAAACTTGCAGCTTGGCGTTTTCGTCGAATGTAAACGGGAACACCGCTTGTGAGTTCACTGTGTCAGTGTCTGTGCGAGTAAAGCCAGTAATCGCTGTGGCTCGAATTTTAAACAGCGACACTACGTTACCTGCGGTCAGACCTGAGTTGAACGTGACAACACCAGCAGACGCGGAGCCGCCTGTGTCGCTAGTCGTGTAGTCGTTAGAGCCGCCTGAACGCTGCAAGACACCGTCGACATATACAAGGATTTCGTCTGTGCTTTCGTGTGCGTAGTCAAACGCAGTCTGGCCAGACGTAGCTGTGTAGTCGACACGGCCAAAGATGATTGGCGCACCGATCTCACCGAAGTCCTGACCACTTTCGCCGCGCAGTTCAGCAAGAGTTGCCAGAGTTACCCAGCCGCTCGCCTCATCAGAATACTCACCGATGCGGTATTGGATGCCAGCAGAACTGTCTTTGCGAAGTTCGATGGGGCCATCGAAGTTGCCGTTTGCATCAAAGATTTTTTGCAACAATTCGCCAACGGTGCTGTTGCCGAGTTCTGCTGCGTTTAAATACCGAATTACGTTTTCAAATTCAGTATTGATGTTTCCCGACGAACCATAGTTCTGTGGGTATTGTTGTCTTATTCGAGCCATTTTACGTCCTCACGGTCACTGCGAAGCCAATTATCCTAAGAAGCCCACCACCGCCCTTGGTTTTGAAGCGATACTGGGCTGCGAGATAGCGATGCGACCACTTGCGTTCATATTGTTTGGATAATGGCACATCGAGAAAGTAGTTGTCGTCCGATGTGTCATCTACCTCGATGACAAGTGAGCCGATTATTCGCCCATTTAGATCAAGGGCATCCATCTCAATGATGCCTTTGCCTGTTGCTTGCAGGATGACGCTGGTTGTCTCCTTTGTATCCATTAAGCTGCCATGCCAAAGATAGGGAGTTACGACCTCCATCTCTGGGGTGAATGCGTCTTCGCGGTCGTCTTCGATTTTTAAGACTTCGTAGACACCACCATTGGTTCCCAAGACAAGTTTGCCTCCAAGGAAAGAACCACAGTTGGCGTTGAGAAAATCGCCAGTTGAGAACTTAGGTTGGGGCTGCCCGCCCTCTGGGTTTGTCGCAAGAGTGAGGCGCTTACATGATGTGCCGCTGCCTTGAGGAAAGAAGATGTGATACTGCGCTGTGTCTTGGTCAAAGACCGCGCTGATTGTTTCTGGCTCTGCTACTGAGTTGAAGAGTTCGCGATACAGAATGTCGATCTTGTCAGACATCGAGTAGCTGAAAACGAGGATACCGTTTTCTTCCGAACGCTTGATGGAATGGACGCCAGAGCGCGAGCAAAAGAGTAGGTCAGTGCCAGCGTTTACGATGGTGTTGTGGGATGCGCAGCCGATGTTGATGTTTGCGTTGTCGTCAATAACCCAGCGCGTTAGGTCTGGATCGACGCGATAGATAATTGCGCGGTCAGCCGTGAAGACAACCAGACGGTTTTGCTCGAAAGAACCAATGCCCGTGATTTGGTCGGCTGTACCTAGTAGGTTTGCGACGTCGATAAAGCCAGCGCGTAAGACGCTTGTGCTATCTGGCTCTTCGTCGTCTGGGAAGATTTGGTCTTGGTCGACGCGAGAAAGGTGTACTTGGGTCTCACGCCCTGGAATGCCCGCAACTGCCAGACGTCGCTGCACAGACGTGACGTATGCAGGGCGCAGCAAGTCTGCCGCTGGTGATTGGTTACGGTTAAAGTTGATGCCGTCGTAAGCATACATTGGTCTGGCACGAGAAGCGAAGATCACGTTCTGGTTAAAAACCGTGCTTGATACAATGGCTGTCGCCTCGTGTACGTTCTCCAAGACGTGGCCACGTTCGGAGTTAAAGTTAATGCCAGCACCTGTGCGCTCGGCCCAGACGAGTTCGTTCTTACCAAAGAAACGGACGTGCTGTACGCGATACTCTCCGCCACGTTCGAGACATGCTGCGTCACGCACGATCTGGCCACGCCAGTCTGCGGTCGCATTGTTGATCTTGGAAAGGTGCTGTTCTTTGCCAGTATCGAGCGATGTGATGTCGCGCGACGTGTCGAGACCTTGGAAGTTCTCATAAACGAACGTCTTGGTCTTGAGGCCAGTAGATGAACGCGTGCTGGTCGACATTAGTAACTAACCGTCCCGTTTTTCGTATTGGTCTTGGCACCATTCACATTGCGCTTGTTGGTGCCGCCATCTGTGATGCGCATCTGGATTTTTGTGTTGCCGTTGTACTGCTCCCACAAACGCTGGTTCATAATGCGCTGGAACTGTGGGGTGTACACTTGCAGCTTGTCGCTCATCTGCTGGGCTGCGTAATGGTAGAGAAGACCCGCCACTACAATGGGATCAGAGATTGCACGCACGTCGGTGGGAGACTGATAGTAATCAACCTCCACACCGTCGTAATATGGGTGCATCCGTATCTCGTCGATAATCATGTTGGCAAATTCGATAAACATGAGCATCACGTCGCCATCCACAGTGCCAGCATGGAAGTCGCCGTACCTGCGCAGCGCTTGCATCGCTAGTGCATTTAGCGGCGAGTTCTTCTCGCGGATGTGTGGGTTCGTGTTGCTCTGTGCCATCGGTTATACCTTCTTGACGATGCGGGCGTTCTGTACGAAATGGTTGCTTTCAAAGCGGGCCACGTCGTCTTTCTTAACTCTGTACTCAAGACGTCCGCTGCTGAAATTGCGGATCGGGCTGATGCCTGCCACAGGGAACATTGTCGGTTCCTTTTCTCGTGACTGATACCAAACATATTCTGGTTCTGCCTTTGGCGCTGGGGCCGCAGGTTCTTCCTGAACATACGCTTCATTTACGTCTGGAGTTGACGGGTCGTCTTTGATGAAGTGGCCTTCAGCAGTGCGTGCGCGTTTGCGCTTTGGCGCTGCTTTGGCGGTTGTCTTTTTAGTTGTGGTTGCCATGTTTCCTCCAAAGAAATAGGGGGCGTGTCTACGCCCCCTATAATGAACTACTTACTAGACTTCGTCGTCCTTACGCAGTGCGCGTTGTCCAGTTCTTGATGTACGCGTGAACTTTGTCTTGCAGAAGTTCCAGACCACATTCGGTCAGGTACTCGTGCTTGACGCTGTCGGCATCAGGTGACTGGCGGTTTTCCAGCAACTGAGTGTCGCGTCCTTCAAGGTAGCGGTAAGATAGGTATGGGAAGTCAACGATAATCATTGAGTTCTTCATTCCAGGGACTTGGCGGAACTGCGGGTGCAGGTGAACCATAAGGTCGCCAGCGAATGTGTTATAGCGTGTTAGGTTCACACCATACGCACCTTCTAGCGCAGTTGGCTGCCAGCGGTCTTTACCGTACTGCTGGAGGTGGTTCGCTACGTTTTCACCTACGAAGGCGATTTTTTGCTTCGAACCATATTTGAAGATGGTTGAGATCAGCAAGCTGTCGAAACCTTCTTCTGGCATCTTACCAGCACCAGAACCGCCGTATGTGGCGTAGTCGGTGTTGATGTCGACGACGTTAGTCAAGCTGTTCAACAAACCGCCAGTGAAGCGAGTTGGCTGTGCAGTTGACCCGTTGCTCTCGTGCTTCACACCAAAGAACATCGCACGTTCGATGTCTGACATGTGTAGTTTTAGAGCTTTGGTCATTGCCTCGTCCATCTTGTCGCCAGTGCGCAAGAATGTTGAGTTCAATGTGTTCGATACTTGGAACGCTGTACGGAAGATTTGCGTAAAGTTCGATGCAACTGTGGCGTCGAAACTAATTGCAGTTGGCGATGAGCCACCTTCCTGTGCGGCGAAGCCAGCGATGAACAGTTCCGCGTTGTCAGCGATTTGGTGCGTTGTGCCGCCGATGTTACGAGTGACAGTCAGCGTGGTCGCTGTGGTGTCAGCAGTAACGTGCATTACTTCGCCAGTTTCGCTGTTCACGACGATTGATCCGTTGACAGCAAACTTGTTGTCGTCAGACGCGTCGATAGTGATTGTGCCAGTGGATGTCGAAGCGACAGCACCGTTCACAGTCATTTTGCGGTCAGGCAGTTCGTCACGGAAGTTTTTGTACTCAGGGTCGTCTGTAGGTTCAGATGATCCCATTGCCAAAAGTGCGTTCAGTGGCGCGTTGCCGTTTGGTTCCATAAGCGTGAAAAGCTCACGGTAGTTTTTAGGGCGGAAATCAGTCGAAAACTCGCCTGATCCGCGCAGTCCTTGAATAGCAGCCATGAGAAAGTCTCCTTATAAAGGCTGGTTACGTTAAGCGGTTCAGCGAGCTACGCGGTCAAAACCATCGCGTTGGCCCAGTTGCTGCCTGTCAGGCCGTAGCGCAACATAGTGGCATTAAGGGGATTGTAGCGTGTTCGAAAAAGTTTTTCGTCCCTAACAAAATGCCCCGCCGAAGCGGGGCTAGTTCAGGGAGGATACGAGGTCTTTTATCCCATCCCGCGCTTCGCCATAGCGGCTGAAGCAAACTGGTCAAAACGGTTGCCTTCTGGCGCTGCTTCTGGTGCTGCACCAGACGCTGGGGTGGAGCCAAGAGAACCTGTAAACGCCTGTCTGCGCTGTGCAATCTGGCGCATGCGCTCCATCTCTGGGCTGTCCATGTTGTTTTTAAAGTCTGACATCACTTTGAATGTTAGCTGGATGTCTGCAAAGTCTTCCATTGTGTAGCCGCGCTCTGCTGCGAAGACCATAAAGTCTTGCGCTTTTTCGTCTGGGAGCTTGAGAGCCTGTTGGCTACGGTCAATGTTGTTTGCAATTTGTTGGCGCACTGCATTTGCTTGCTTTGCTTGGCCTTGCTGCATACCAGCGCGGGCTGCGTCTGTCATACCTTGTGCGTTGCCCAAGACTTGGCGGAGCATTGCTTGCGTCTGAGCCAGTTGCTGCTGCATCTGCTGCATCTGCGTCTGGCTGCCGACCATCATGTCGCGGTATCCAGGGGGTAGAGACGCTGCGTTCTCTTCTTCCCACTTCTTTAGGGATGCGTCGAGGTCGCCAGCTTGTGGCTCTTTGTCGTAGGGAGGGCCAGACTTGTCGCCTTGAGTGTTGCCCATCTGTGGGTTTGACTGCTGGGCTTTCTGGACGTTCTGTAGATATTCAGCCATCTGCTTGGGGCTTTGGCCCGTCTGGCGCATGTACTGGTCGATCAAGTCCATGACTGGCTTGTACTGCGCGTTCTTGTAGTTCATCGCGCTGTAGCGGTCGAATGTCGATTTAATTTGTTGGGGAGTTAGTTTGCGCGTGTCGTTGTCGCCAAACTGAACTTCGTAAATAACAGCGTCTGCGCTGATTTTGTCGCCTTCTGTTTCGGGCGATCCTTTCTCTGCGGCTTTTTCTTGGCTGCTTTCTTTGGGTGGCTCCTTGGCTTGCTGTGTCTGCTCGGCCTGTTGCGGAGCTACGCCCATCTGCTTGGCGGCGATGTTGTCAACCATTGCGGCCATTTGATCGGGTGATTGCGGTGTTGCCATTTTTATCTCCTTTGTCCAGCCGAAGCGGGACGGTTTGCGTTAATGTTGCGAGTATGCCCTTTAGGCGTCTGGGCTGTCGTCCTTTGTGAGAACGGTCTCTGCTTCGAGCTTCATGCGAAGACGTTCAGGTAACTCCAACATCGTCTTGGCGGCCCAGATAGAACCGCGTCTGAAGTTGATTTCATCGAGTGGCATGGTGGGAGTTTCGGCAATCTGCATCGCAGCCTGCACTATTTCTTGCTCCATAACCTCGCGCATTATGCGCCAACCTTGCGATTTCGTAAGACCGTCGATGGCTTTGATCTTACTTTTTGAGGTCATTTGCGCTTCTGCTTCTTACCTTTTTTGGCTTTTGCTGCGCCTGCTACGACGGTGCCAAAAGCACGGTTCTTTGTGGATGATGATTTCATGGTGTCCTCCTATATAGACAAGGCCATCATACACAGGGTCGATAAGGTTATCGTCCCTTGACTTCGAGTATGCGGTCGAGCTTTGCGTCGAGCGCTTCGAGACGGTCAATAACGCGACCGATGTCCATATGGACTTCGTCTTTTGTAATGTATTGCTTGGCAAGCTCTTCGCGCGTCTTGTTCAGGAGGATGTCAAGACGCTTCACTTCTGCCGTGAACTGTCGGAACGTCCAAAACGCTGGCGCAATGACCAGCGTCAAGAGTACGTTCCAGAATAGCATGCCGTCCATTTCCATTATTCTGCTGCCGTTTGTTCCCGTGCCGCAATGTGGGCTGCGTATGCGTCTTTGACTTCTTGCGTGAACACTGGTGTGCAGATGGCTGCTACGTCAGCGTCTTCCTGCGTTAGATCAGCGTCAGGCATTACCACATGACGGTGAAATGAACGGCTGATTTCTTCGCCATCACGCTTGATGATGTTCGCTGTACGAACTTGCACGACAGGAAATGTGCCGTTGTGAACGACTTCAATTTTGTCGTTAAGTGTTTCTTCTGTTAGTGCCATCGTTTATCTCCTGTGATGGTTGGACTGTCCGACCCAAAGCTATGCAGTGGGTTATGCTGTTTTGTAAGTTCCGCTTATTTGGAAGGTCCAGTAACTACTGGTAGACACCGAGTGAGTGAGATACTGATAGTCACTTCCACTATCGCTAAATGTAAGAATTTTACCGTGGTATGTGCTAACGCTATCTATCATCACACCAGCAACAATCTTTTCATCTACATTTACATAACGCATTGATACATTCAGTAACTGCCAATGCCCAAGGGATGCAGGTGTGAAGGGCCAGCCGCCAATTTGTATTTCAGTAGAAGAGGAAGTATCTGCGGGACGATATAAGTTTGCTGTTACATAAACGATGTCGCCTACTTTCGTATATTTACCCAATCCGCTGCCAGTAAACCCGCCTGTGATTGTTGGTGTCCAATTCCCCTCCTCATAGTCCTCCAACTGATTTGAACTACCCGTCCCGCCGAGGAAAATACCCTGAGAAGTAAAGATTTTACGGATACGCCGACTTGAAGCACCGATGTCTACCGTGTCGTCAGCGTTGGTTCCCACAGGAGACATAGGCGTCCATTCGTTAGACCCAAAGCTAATGCCTGTGTGGCCGCTGGCTGTGGAGCCGATATAGAGGTTGTCACCCGCTACAACGCCGATTTCACCGATCTGACTTGCATTTTTGCGGAAATCAATAATTCCACCGTCAGCATTTTCACGGTTTAGCGTCATGACTTTTAAATTATCGGCTGTGCTTTCAATAAGCCCTGGATATGAACCGCCGTAGATGACCGTCCCTGCCGTACCAAGAGAGCCAGTGGTTTTACCTATATAAATATCACCAGCGGCTTTGATACGCATACGCTCCGCATTTGTTATCTCAGTCCCTGCAGTAGAACTTGCTTGCTGAGTGTAGAACCGAAGATCGTGGCTTCCATTACCGCCAATTTGGATGCCTGTAGCACCCATGTCACTGTGGTTGTTTATGATTACAGGGTTGCTGTTAGAATTTACATAGGCGTTACTAGAAATCAGTAAATCGCCATGATTATTGTTAGAGATAGTATCGTAGGTTCCTGTACTTGGGGAAGTGCTATTACCGCCTATGTGGAATTGCATATTGCTTGCGTTAGCAACAGAACTAGCGATTGTCAGTCCGTTTGCTGTCGGAGTCATCGTACCAAGGGCAAAATTACCCGAACTATCTAGGCTAAGTCTTGGCGCACCCCCTGTGTTATCATAAATGTAGAACTTATTTGCATAATCACCCGTAGAAGCACCTCCCGACCCTATCTGATACTTTCTACCAGCTTCAAGGACTGTATTGGCGTATTCTGTTGAGCCAGTTCTGGTTAAAAGTAAATTTGCGGCAGTGTTGGTTGCTGGGCCAATCGTTAGACTTTCTTCACTCGCATCCCAGAAGAACTTTGCGTTATCAGAGGTGTCGTAGAAGCTGATGTCGCCGCCTGAACCTATTTGTAGCCTTTGTGTTCCTGTACTGGTGCCAAAAGTCGCACCTGTAGAAATATTTAAATTACCACTAACAGTATTTAATATCGCACTACCTGTGCTATCGGTTATACCTAACTGACCGCTTATGCCTGTAAAGTCGGTACGAGCCTCAATTTCAATCCCGTAATTACCAGTGCCACCATCCACAGTCAGCCCGTCAGCCGTGAGCGTGCCATTCACATCGAGTTGCGCGATAGTATAGTTGCCCGTCTCGTCGAGCTTGACGGGGGTGATCGCGTCGTCGGCAAGTTCGGTGGTGCCGATGACACCGTCTGAGATCATGTCTGCGAGAGTACGGGCGCGTGTCATGCTGCATTCCTTACGTCTTCGGGCGTCGCGTCTACGACGGCCTGCGCCGCCGCACGTTCAGCGTTGTCTTGCGTTATGAGCGGGTTTTCGATTGTCGTTGTCGTGGCGTCGCCGTCTTGGTCATACGTCGTTTGCTGAACCGTGGCTTCGACAGGTTCAATGGCTGTGACTGTGATGACTTCATGCATCACATCTTCCATTTCCATTGTTTCTTCGTTCCAGACCTGTTCACCTGTGGGCTGCATTTCAGTGACTTCTGCACGACCATCTGCAACCACATACTGTTCTAGTCTGGCCACTGCTACACGGTAGTCTGCAAGCTGTTGGTTGAACTGCTTTTCGTCTGCCGCTGCTTGTAGGTCTTCAGGAATATCACCGTCGAAACAGGCTGCACCTTCTGCAATGATTGCGTCTAGCACTTCCTGATAGTGGCGGTTTGCAGGGTCTAGGGGGATGTCATGGTCATGAGTTTGGCAGTAGATACCTGACTTTTCATTTGTAAATGTGTCTAATCGAACTTCAAACATAATTATAACTCCGCATCACATTTTAAATCATGGATGTACACATTGCTGGCTAACGTATTTGCCGCAGTTGCGTAGTACCCTATGTGAGTATTATTGTGATTGTATAATGACCAACCACTACCTCCAGATGTACTATACGTGACTGTTGGCGTGGAACGCATTTCTACTGGCATCCTTACTTGTGCCATCCTATAACTAGGTTGATATTGATAGGCGAAAAATTGAGTTCCGCTTGGTGGCCTCCAATAATACCGCTGACACAACGCCAGTTCTTCCCCGTAAGACCGATGCTCGAAGGGCGTGGCGACTTTGCCTAGTTCTAGTTGGACGTTTGCAAAATGTAATGTTCCAGATACACTGTCGGAAGTTAAATAAAACTCTAGGCGACTTGTATTACTTGAACCAAAAGTTTTTGCAGAAATATCGGGTATTGTTATGGTCTTAGTAAACTTTTGCCATTCATCACTAAGCACAGTACCCGATTTTGTTCCATCCCCAAAGTTAGTAATACCTTCGGCGGTAGAGCCGCCCGATCCATAATTTAAAGCACCGCCCATCTCTAAATCTGTGCCAATACAAGCATTTCCACTAGGACACTTTACCCAACCAGAAAGAGTTAAAGTCTGTTTATTAAATTGGGCGAGATTTTCTACATTCGTCATTACAAAAACACGATTACTTGTTGACGTAACGCTTAAATACCTAGAGATAGCACTGCCGTCTGGTAAAATCTCACTGCTATCTACCACTGCTATAGTACAGCTATTTGTTGAATAGCCATATCCTTGCCACCTGTCAGCCGCACCATAAAAGTAGGTTGTGCCAGATATGCTTGTTCCTCGTTGGTTTACCTGAAAGTTACCATTGATAATCAGGTTCCTACGCCCTGCACTAATCAGGTTAAACTGTTCCTGTGGTGTCTCAGCCCGTAGCATTGCCTCACCAGCTATGCCTGTGGGCTTGTCTAGTTCTGCCAGTTTTTCTCTTACATTAATGGCTGGCTTAGATACGTTTACCGTCATCTGTAATCTCCTTACTCGTCAGCCACTAGGCCATTAGATGCACTGATTGCTGCACCGACAGCGGTTGTTGTATTGTCTACTCGTCGTAGCCCTTGGAACACTGAACGTCCTGCGCTTGTACCCACATGAAGTAGGTTAGT